TGTCATCACCAGAAGATGCCTCAACGTGAACTTTAAGAGCTTTCGAAGTTGATTTAGAAATCTCATCAAAGAATTGACGATATGTAATACGTTCTGTTTCACCAGTTTTAACGTTTTTGAGAGCAAACCAAGAATTTTCATCAATAGAAGGATCAAATTTCTTTTCAAGATCCATATCAAAATCAACAAGATCTGGACGATTGATAGTTGCATCATTAACTGCAGCCTGTTCAATACGACCACCCATCATTGTAGATTCAGAAATTCCTGTGTTCGACATTGTCGAGGATTCAATTACTGCATCTTGCAATGTGATCTCAGACAGGGATCCAGTGAATGTTGAGTTCGCAATTACACCGTCTCTGAAGATACCTTCTTCAATAACAGTGTTTGAGAATATGTTGTTATTACCTGTGCCTTCACTAAACGAAGAATATTCAATCGTTCCATTTGCGAAGTAAGTATTGTAAATAAATCCTTCATCAAATTCAGACGCAGAAATCTCCATGTTATTCGCAGTGGAGTTTGACAATTCACCATTATCGAATGTGGAAGATGTGATGGTAATATTATTTGCAGTGGAATTTTCGATTTCACCGTTTGCAAAGGTTGAGTCAGTGATAGCCACATTGACTGCAGTGGAATCTTGAATTTCGCCGTCTGTAAAGATTGAGGTGTCTAATTCAAAGTTTCTACCAAATACATTGTTCGCAGTACCATCATTGAACTCAGAGTTCGACATGATAAGGTTGTTTGCAAAAGAATCAGTAATGGTAATATTATTTGCAGTGGAATCCTCAATACTACCGTTTGAGAAGTTTGTCTGTGTAATTTCTGATTGGTCAATTGTAGAATTGATCAAGGTAACATTGTTACCAGTGACCGTTTCCATAGTACCGTCATCAAAACTAGAGAATGTGATTGATAAGTTGTTGGCAGTAGAGTCTTCTATTACACCATCATGGAAAAGAGAGTCATCGATGTCTGCACGATTGATATCTGTATCATTGACCGAACCACGATTAAATTCGTTGTCGTTCATCACGTTATCATTGATGGTGTTATTAAATATTGTCGTGCCAGTGATAGACCCACCAGTGATGGTTATTCTATCAAAGATTTCGTATTGAATCGCCTGGACGAGTTCTTTTCTGGTAATGTTCTTTGTACCGTCATCACCTTGTACTAGGTTCACGATGACGAAGAGGTCTTCCGTCCTAGTATTGGCGCCGGTAATCGAACCTAATTCAGAAATTTTTGACATTATAGTCTACCTTTAGAATTTGTTTTCTTTTTATTTATTACAGACTTTGCATTGTTCACACAAGAGTATTGTGTAATTCTCTATCTTTGTCCGCCTCATTTTCTAAAACTGCCACTTTGTCACTTAATTCTTTTATTGCCTGTATTAAAAGAGGAATGATATTGTCATAACGAACTGCTTTGTGACCTTGTTCGTCAATATCAAATGTAATATTAGGTAGAATTTCCTCTACCTCTTGGGCTATAACTCCCGATATTCTTTCTTCTGGTTTAGCTATGTAGTTAAAAGTATAACCTGTGATTGAATTTACTTTATCTAACGCATTCTCAATTGGTTCAAGATTTTCTTTTAATCTCATATCCGAAACGGTATATGCAGTTATAACGTCTCCAGTAAATCGCCCATCACCCAGAACAGTTAGATTGCCATCAATTTCTACGTCATCACCGAAGTCAATTCCTGAGAGTCCACCACTAAATGTACCTGTAAAAGTAATATTGTTAGCCGTGAGGTCATCACATGTAATATCATTAGTGAAGTAGGCATTGTTACCTGTCGCATCTTCAGTTAATATAAGATTAACAGTTTCTACAGTACCTGACGGAGTTATTGCAAATTTGGGATTACCTGTGCCTGTATCAATAATAAATTTGGCATTGGTAGAATCTTGCATACCAATGTCCCAAGAAATATTGGTATCGGTAAATCTGGCACGACCACCACCACCTGCAAACTCATGAGTTGCACAAATTGCATCTCCTAAAGCGTTATGAATTGTAGGAGAACCAAACGTTATACTACCACCGTTGGTATCCGCTTCAATGTTATCAGTCGCAACATTTGCTGTTACTAACGTTGCATTGAAGTTACCTACGAGAGTTGCATTACCAGTTGTGCTGTCACCAAGAGCCGAGGCAGTCATCGCTTCAGATCGAATAATGCCCGTTAATTCGTTCGTTTTATCAAACCAGTTTTGAAAGGTTTGAGTGACTGTAATGTCGGATATACTTGGTTTTGCCATTACTTATTTTCCAATTTATTAATTTTTTCACACATATTTCGTAAACAATCTTGAATCTCNGAAACATCANTTTGGAGTTTATCAATTTTGCGATAATATAGCCTTTCCATCTTATATTTATGTAAGGATGAGGCATCTGTATTAAGAACAGCACCAGAAGATTCATGTCTTTTCAAGGGTGTGGAATTTTTCATGTCAAAGCAATGCCTCTATAGTCTTTTATTATTGGAGAATTATATACATTTGGAGACAAGAGTTCAATTCTAATTGCAAAACTTCTAAATGTTTTGTATGTAGCGCCTGATCCACCTTTAGTTACATATTGATATACACCAGAAACATCTTTAGCACTCGCTGGTATTCTATATCTAAATTCTCTATAATCATTTAAATTTGTTGATGAGGAGAATGTTCCTATCCCTTCAAAAAGTTCCATCTCTGTCCATGCAAGATCATCAAACGATTGCTGATCAAAGACATTCTGAGCACGAATATAACACTTGATATCAGAATTATTTGGTTTATATGCAGAAAGAATTAAGTTAAAATCTTCTGCATCAAAATCTTCTGCAAGTTCTACAATTTTAGAAATAAAGTTTGTAGATTCGTTTACAGTGTTTGTTATATCATATTTATAGGCTAATAGTTTACTTGTTTCAATATCAATAAATGGAGACGAAGTACTGTTTCCAGAATTTTCCATATTTACTTTAATTTCAAATTTCAGATTACCACTTACATTGTTTGTTTTGGAGTAAATAATAACCCCCGATTTATTGAAGTGGTTGTTATCATTAAACTTCATTGGCATGTCATACGTAGTACCAACATTCGCAGGCGGAATGAACGTACCCGATAGATTTGTTCTCGAAACACTATCATTTACACGTTGAATAAATGGTTGGACATAACTGAGATTAATATTATCAATGGAAGAAATCTCTGCAGTTGCACCACTATCAAGACCAACAATGTCGTTACCTGTTGTAAATATAGTACCAGATCTTGCCGAACTTTGTTGTAGATAAATTGTATTTGGATTAACCAAATCATAGAAACAAACTTGACCAGCAACAATTGGTTGTCCTGTAGCATTACTAAACAGTTGAGTTGCTGGTTTGTTTACTTCCATAGTGTCTGCGGCTACTGATGTAACCTCAAATACTTCGATATTTTCTGTGTTGCCTGTTTCGAAAACACTGAAGAAGTCACCCACAACGTATGTTGAATCAAAATTATTTCCCGACACTCTTGTAACAATATTGTTTGCGGATTGCATACCAACAGTCTGAGAAGTGCCTGCATTTTGATAGACAATTTCACCATTTTTAAATTCACCTGCAAGATCGGTGAGTGTGAAAAACTCGTGATCATTGTTTGTAAGTGTCAATGTACCAGTCGATGCGTTAAAATCATGTCTATAGAGTTTGAACTTGACATCCTCGTCTTGATATGATTGCCACGCACGATTGTTTGTAGATGTAAATAGAACACCATCTCCCCAATCTTGTACAATTGGGTTGTTAGATACTAGGTCTGTTTGACCAACCTTTGATGTAAATACAAGATAGCCTGGATCGTTTGCATCAGGCATAATGACAAATGCATATTCCTTTTCTACTTCCAACAATATTGGTGCAGGAAACTCAATCGTTGTTGCAACAGATCCGTTATCTGAAATATTAACTTCTGATGGTTGTAAATGTACATGGGAAAACGGTATTGTTTGACTTGAAGGGTATCCATTTACCACCTCACGTAACATGACGTTGACACCATTTAAACCGCCACCCGAAGCCAATGTAGTTGTTGACTTACGTTTGAAAAATAGATCTAGTTTAGAAACCATCACAGAATTAGATCCTGCACCCATACCCTTCTTAATAAAGAAAGTTTGAGCAAGTGGATCACCTTCGTTTCTGTCATTGTCTGGCGGTGGTGGTGGACGGAATGTAACACTACGAGTAGATGACGAGGTTGACATAGAAGTATCAGGCATACGAGTAGACAAAGACATCTTTTCTACATCAAAAGCATATGCTCTGTATGTAATTTTTGTACTAGAGGTTGCAGCAGATCCAATCTGACTATATTGATCAACATCAGCAACTTCCAAGACACGTTCACCAACAAAGAAAGTTTCAGCTGGGATTCTGAACACTGCAGTAAGAACACCGTTATCGTCTGTAATTATAGACGCTCCGAATGCGCCATTACGTTCTACATTAACAGATTTCGTCACATCTGTACCATTACAAACATGTTGTGAAATCGGTTTTTTATCAAAGAAGAAGAAATGTTCTGTGTTTGGTCTCAATCCACTAACATATATTTTAACATCACGTGGAGACATGTATGGCTTAAACTGGAGATTAGATATGAAATCTCCAGCTGGTTTTGTCTCTTGACCACGTTCTAATTCTAGATTTCCGAACGTATCTGTAAACGTTACTGTACCACCGTTTGCACGTGCACGTCTTAATTGCGCTTGAATTTCTGAAGTAAACTGATTTGTACTAATACGTGCATCCGTTATAGGAATAAAACGTTGCAACGCTTGAGCAAAGTCTATGAATGGTTTTTCAAAATCTATCTCTGCTGGATTTGTTGTTGTATCATAAGTCGCATCGAATTCTGGAGAAATACTTGTAGTACCTCTGTAGTTATAAAAGTTGCTTACTGCATTTCTGTACCCTGTGGCATAGGGTTGATCAATAATAGAAACATGTGCATTGCGACTTAGAGTACCCACTACAGGAGTTTCTGTAGGAGATGGCGGTGGAAATACAGTAGATCCTGTAGATGTCAAATATTTTAGATCCAAAGAAAATGTGTCAACTGCAGGTGTCATAACCTGTTGATTAAAGTGTACCGCTGCATTAAACTTTGGATCTTTCGTATTCGCAAATGACATATCTTTAAAAGGATCTACAATAAATCCATTTTTAAAACGAGAAAGTCCATTTTCGTCCAAAATTTGTAAGTTTTGTGTTTCTTGTTCTAGTTGATTTAAAGATGTATAATAAACAAGTCTATCGATTTTCTTTTCTAGAGAACCAATATCCTTCATGGTGTAACCCTTAACACCCTTTGGTTTTGCACGAACTGCGTATTCACGCTTACCTTGTTCATTAGCTTCACGTGGAGAAAGAATAGGAGCTCCAGGCACAAAGATTTCAGATACCACTAGTTGATCAGTCCCAATGAGAGGTGGTTTAGGTTCTCTTTCCTCACGCCCCTTAATATAATTGAATGAACCATAAGAATCAACTGTGATTACATCGTATCTTGGAAGATAGTATTCTATATCCGCTTGTGCAAATTGTTCAGTTGCAGGTAGAGTATAAGGGCCTCCACTAAATGTAGGATATCCTGCATCAATAGTATTTTGGATAGAAACAGTCATCACTGGTGCAGAACCTGCAACCAATGCGGTATAACTCATCGTTGATTCTTTATCAGCCTGTGGTCTAAAGTCTAGACAGTCACGCAAATTAAATTTATTTCCTGATTCAGAAACATATACTGGAATATATTTTTCTTCAACACCAGAATAAGAATTAATTGAATAGAAACTTTCACTACCAACTGGTGTATTCGTTTCAAATACTTTAATTCTTATTGTGAGTTGTTCGTTGCCTGGACGTGGTCTACCTTGAATATATTCAATGTATGAAAGATCATAATATTGATCCTTCTGATTTGTATTGAGTCGGAAACTATTTTTATATGATTTACCAGTACTATCCACGATAGATGTAATTTCATATACATCTGGGAAACCCAAAGAGAACTTTGTTCTTGTCGTGGTATGATCTAATCTTAGGAACGGTTCTCTTGGTGTCTTTGTACGTACGGCTGAATCAATCGCTCGGTAATCATAATAACAGATTACACTAACACCATCTGATACAGCGCCAACCTGAAGGTTTACTTGGAGACGACTATTACCCAATAGTGATTGAGTTGATACAACATTAACTTTAGTTCCTGTTGATGTTATAACAAGTATATTATTTTGTGTCAATCCAAAGTCTGTGCCTGGCGAAGCCGTGATTTCAAATGAATCACTATTAACTGTATGTGTACCTTGACCTCTGATAGGAACATTTAAATCTGTTTCTGGGATTTCATAAAGATAATCCATACCAGTGTCAAAGATGAAAGATCTTTTATCGGTTCCTTTTAGTGTACTATTTACAGAAATTTCGCCAGTTGTTGCACCATCAATTTTTGCAACTTCTGAGAAATCTTTTCCTGCGTTTAATTGCACACCCCAAAGATACGCTCTGGTTTCTGTCAAATTGGAAACATAGGCCTCACCAATCTTTACATTCGATCCATCCAAAAGATCCTGTCTTGAAGACAGATCAATATTAATGTGTCCTGTAAACCCTGTTACGTCGACATAGTTACCATAATTAAAACTGATTGGTTCAGATGTTTGAATCTCTGTATTTGTCGTTGGTTCTATTTCAAAAGATTGTGTACCAACACTTTCCGCACGATAACCCTTAACATATGCAACGCCTGGATCTACTAACGCTTCAATCTGAACTTTATACCAATATGAACCATCTTTATACCAAACGTCTCCAGTAACAGTATCTGTAATTCCACTACCTGATGGAACTAGTGGGTATGCAGCATTTAGTGTTGCTTGAGGATCTCCGATTACATTTACATCTGCAACCGAACCACTTAAAGTGTATACTGGAAAGTTTCTTTCAACCGCCACAGGGAAATCACGAACGATATAATTACCAGACTCTTCATATGTACGTCTTGCAGTAACATCTCCAAGAACATTATATGTTGAAACATCACGAATACTAACTGCATTACCACCTTGATAACGAATTAGTGAAAAGAATGAACTGTCTGCTGTAGCTTCATCTGGCGTTTTCTTTGTGAGGATTGGAGTCATTTTTAAACGATCTGCGCCTGGCGCATTTTCGTTCTTTGATCCGTTAGCATTATCATAAAGAGAATCGTCTTGAAGATAAGTTTGAAGAGTTTCTACTACTCTAAAACCTACACTCTGATCTGTTGGTGTTGATGAATACTTTTCGACAACAAGAATTTGATCTTCGACAAAAAGAAAGTGTCCCTTTTGGAAAATAATTCCTGGCGCTGCCGATATACCAAAAGAATTACCAACTGGTTGTAGCGAACTAGGAGCAACGTTAATTTGATCAACGCCTTGTTCTACTGGTGTTAGCGGTTCGACGGTTCCTGCCTTATAGGTATATTTGTCGATACGAATTGTTTCACCAGCGTCAAACTCTTTTTTGGTTCCTGTAGTATTCAGATATTGAATAAAAAATGTATTCAGGTTTGGTGGACGTGTAACGAAACCACGGCTTGCAGAAATAACTTGTGCACTAACTTGTGACTGAGTGCCATAAAGAACATATACCTCATCAATTTCAGTTTCAATTCCACCACTAGTGTCTGTTGTGGTTTTTCTTGTACTGATAAATTGTTCTGGATTAAAATAAGATGTTCCGTCCGCTTGTGCTTCACGGTTAATTACCTTTACAAACTTCAAGTCGTCGAGGATAGTGAAGGTACAACCTTTTACAATGCTACCTTCTTTAAAAATATTATCGCCAAAAGATTCGACTTGATTTTGCAAAATAGTTTGAAGTTGCGTAAGTTCACGTGCCTGAACTGCATAGCCAGGTTTGAACAACACACGATAGAATTGATTCTCTTGATCAAAATCATCGAAATATGGTGCAACATTTAAGTCTGTATTAATGGGCATCTATTTTTTCCTTAAAATTCCATCACGAATTTGAATTCTTCTCGTGAATTTTCTGTTCTCGGCAGGGCGAAGAAATCTTCCAAGAAATAAACTTTTCCAGATCTTTGTTGATACGATGGAAACACTACATTATCTGCTATCGGAGTATTTATTCTAACTAGTTGCCCTTGATCATTACGTAAAGGTAGGTTGAGATCTAATGAGTTACTTGTATTCGCAATGTTAACATAAGGGCCCATAAATTCTGCCAAGTAAATTGTATTACTAGAAGCATCAATCTCATGAACTTTCGACTCAAAAACTGTTTCATTATCATTGTTAAGTTGTGAAAGCTTTTCGTTTACTGTCGCATATGTATAATTGTCTGATACAATTGCAATTCTATTATCAAATACGCCAGGCGTGTTGGCGCTATCTAATATAACATTATTACCATCTCTAAATATCGGGTTTTTAACAAGACCCACTGAGGAATATGTGTTATTAGCCCCAATCTGGAGATTATCTTCTCCTGTTATATATGCATACACTCCAAAGTGATGGCAATGAAACTCATCAATCAAGTTAAAATTATGACCATCAAGTGGCGATAGAACTGGACGAAGTATTGCACGGTTGTCTGTTCTTGTAGCATCGTCTGGATTAAAGTCATATAATGGATCTACAACACGTGCAACAATGTTATTATATCCCCTACCTCTTTCTAAAAGTGTGATAGATTGAATACGAGTCGTGTTATCAATGTTTGGAATTCCTGCGGCTCCTGTTCCATCACCTTCAATTTTAATCTGTGGTAGGATGGTAAATCGAGTTGCGCCGCCTGGGAATACATACACGGTATTTCCTTGACCGTCTACCAAAGTTTCAAAGATTGAATATCTTCCTGTAAGTCCTTTTCCTGTTCCTACTCTAATTTCTACTTTACCATTTGCGACATTATATGAGTAATACTCAATAACAAACAGTTCTGATACACCAGTATTTTGGTTTACTGCATATAAAGTTTGTCCATAGTAGTAAAAGAATATTTGAGAAATGTTTGCATTATCTGGTGTACAAATAACAGAACCAGAATTAAAAGGATTTTGGAAGAAAGAACCAGATGTTTCAGTATAACCAAAGTTGTCGTCTGGGTTTGTTACAAAAATATCAGAAACTTCTGCACCACCAGTGTTTGCGACTGGATCAGTGTCAAACTCAGTACGGAGTGGAATAAAACCCAAAGAGTTATACGCATCAAATTCAATCTCACTCAGTTCATACATATATTTCCACAGATAACCATCAGCAGTCTGGTAAATTTGATTTACTGTGTTTGCATTCCATGCAGGCGGCGCTTGAACTTGAGCACCATCGTTGTTAAACAGACATTTAAAAATTCTATAATCGCCAGTGTCGTTATTTGTTGGGCCTACAACCGCATAGAAGTTTTGATCTTCTAGATTTACGGTGTCGTCATATTGTGTATATACATTTTCTCTCTGCCAAGGATAATACTTGATCATGAAATGTATGTCATCAGAATAAACTTTTTTGCCAAAAAGAATATTTTCCAAGAATTCATTTTGAGAAAACTTAGTGTTATCTGAGTCCATTCTATCGATACCTGACACCATCATGTAGTAGTTGTTAGACTTTAAGTCTTCAACAAACAATCTCGTAGTATCTGATTTAAATTTTGTTGTTAGGATCTCTGCCATAGTGTCTCTCTATTCATGTACTTTTAACATATTTATTTGTCTAACCCACACGTATTTTTCTACGTGGATATATCTGTCTGCTTGGTTCTGTATTATTGTAATGAAAGTTCTTTTTCGTAACAGAACTAAATCTTTCTTTAGTATTTCTAGTTACCCAATATGGGATAAACATTCTTTTTGTTGGAGATTGCCATAATTCGGACAGATCACTACCACCATTTGCAAAATCGTTTTCTTTAATTCTATTAACTTCCGTTGGAGAATTATATAATTTAAGGCTTTGGTAATCCCCTGCAGCTGGTACATTAGACCAATCTACTACAGGATCACTAGTCATCACTTCTCTTGCAGAAGTTTGAATGTAATCTAATAATTGTTGATTAGTAGGCCATTCACCAGTAAGATCGAAATGGTATTCAACAAACATAGATGCACCACCTGCCATTACTGGTGCAGCACAACTTGTTCCNCTGAAATAACCCCATTTCCCATCCTGAAGGGTANNGGATGGGTCAGATGTCCATGTATATGCACCAAACGCCCAAATATCAACATATGGCCCACGGTTACTATAATCGTCTGGTAGAGTATTAGAAGTACTGTGTTGACATGCACCAACCACAATACAATTAGATGAAGAGGATGTCCTACTTCTTAAAGGATATTCTGTATAAGGGCCTGAACTAGCATTCGAACTAGTAAATCTATATGTGCTGTTTACAACTGCTAAGTTTATATATGTAATTGACGCTTCAGTCGTAAGTCTTGTATTCCACCGTGGATCTGAATACTTAACCCCAACACCGGCATTATTTCCTGCTGATTTAAAGTGATAAATTGATCCATCATCTACATAATTTTGCAAAGTTGCATTAAACGTTGCATCAAAAAAGTTATCTGGAATGGGTATATACCATTTATCGGTACTATCATCTGGATCATTTAAAACACGAGGTGCGATTCCTGCATCTGTGAAAGGCGTTAAATCTGTTCCCCAGCTACTGCCAGGCCTATTTACAACTGTCTCTACCCCATTTTTATCATACGAAGTGATGGTAGTAAAATCATCAACCAATATTGCATAATCATGATCTACGCCACCATAACCCCACGCACCAGTTGTAATGGTTGCATTACGACGACCTGTTACAGGGTTAATCGGTTTGGATTGATGCCAGTTTAATACCGCATTGTATACAGATGTCACACCATCCCCTGAACTCCCAAGATAGATAACTCGCATACTACTTACTTTTGACCAACCGCAATACTTACCTGCAGCCGCACTTAAAACTCCGATTGCATGATCGGAAAAATAAGTTGTGCCAACTGTTACTTGTCTGTTTGCGTCTGCAAAAATTGTTCCATGATTGTCCCAATCCATTTCCACAAATCTTGTTGCGTTACCAGCTTGGTTTTGTGAATCTACATGATTAACCCATATATCATTTGTTGACAAAGGATCACCTGCTTCAATTGCAACAATATCTACGTATTCGCCTGCATAATTTTGATCAATAGTTTGATCTAGTACATATGCATCTTCTTTAGGTTCATTAACTCCTTGGCTAACATTAAAGAAACCTAGAGGGCCATCTGTATTTGCTCCTGGCGGAGTAATTTCCTGATCACTACTGAAAAATTTAAAATGGGATGTATGATCTGCACCTGTAAACGATGAATTTAGACTATATCTAGTAAGATAATCACTTGTTTGACTGCGTGGAGACCACAGGGCTTCTTCAAAGATGTTATCTGTGTCTTCTCTTTCTACACCAACAATTTTTTCACATGATCTAAGTGTTTCTGCTTCATCATCGGTTAACATCATACAAACAACGCCATTCAACATTGGAAGTTCGTCATAAATTTCCATGCCAAGGCAATCTACATCAAGAACGGTTTGTTGTTCTGATGGATCTCTTAATACGATGTTATATCTCTGTTTCATTTTATATGTCTTCTAACTTGAGACCAGTAAGTGTAACTGCAACTGTACCTGTGGAACCTGATAAATTCTTAACGCTGACAGGAATTGAATTTGCTGCGGTGTCAATCCATCCCATCACGCCTGGTGTAATAACAAAAGTATTTGCAGCACTTGTAATAAATTCTGCGACTACACCTTCACCTTCTACTGGATCCGTACCTTGTGGTCTGCTAGAGTCTGCAGATCTAGCATTATCGTCGTTATAAATTCTGACCATTGCAGCTTTGTCAGTTTGCACACTGTATAGTACGTATGACTTTCCCAGAGCAGTGAACTGAATATCTGCAGATGCTTGATCCGCAATTGATGAAGTAGTATTTGCTTGTGTCTGCCGTGAAGGCGTAAATCCGCCACCACCACCGCCTCCGCCAGTAGATGCAAAGGTAATGCTATCTGAGTTTGGATCGGTAGTGATAGTCATATTTGACCCTGCAACAAAAGTCAATTGGTCTGTAGACGAATCTGCTGCAACACTTGACTGTCCTGCTACTGATATTGTGCCGAAGGTATTTGCGCTAACACCACCACCGCCACTACCACCTGTTTGATCGACGAATGAAAAATTTCCTGCACCGTCTGTAGCAAGAACCTGTCCATTTGAACCATCTAAAATTCCACCAGAAAGATCTAACATACTTCCTGTGTATGCAACGTTCGCAAGACTATCTGCGTATGATACCACATCATTATTGGCATTATCTGTTAGTAGTTTGCGCCACTGACCATGAGCGTAATATAGTGCACCAGTCGAGTGTACGTGTGCAATACAACCGTGATATGTCGCTGGACTTTTTGCATAAAGTTCTGCTTCAGTGTCCAGAAGAAATGAAATTGGGTTCCAAGTATTGATTACTTGAATTGCGTTATTAGAAACCATATTAAGTAGTGTGTTTGAACCCACACCACCAACTGCACGATAAACCTCATTGAAGTTATCGTTTATCTTATCCATGGCGATACGTAGCGGATCGCCTGTTCCATCATTTGGAGCTTGACCAATGTCTACTATCTGTTTTGCCATTATATGCCTTCCTAAAAAATGTTTCTAATTATTTATGTTACTGTTATTGTATTGTTCATTGATCCATGAAACGCACATTGATAATAATAAGTTCCTGCCACTGCAGTCCATTGAAGAGTCGCACCACCTTGACCTGTAACACCAGAAAGTTGATTTCCAGTTCCACTTCCTTGGACAGTTTTCAGATAGAATGGATGACTTGATTGTGTTCCAGAATCTATTCTAAATTCTACTTTATCACCAACATTAAATGTGAGTGGTGGTTGTGCACCATTACTCAATGCACCACCTCTGTGTGCACCGTTAAAGACGTAGTCAAAGATTGGCGTAGTGACATTGACAATGAAATCGGGGGTGAATGAAACAGGGGTTTGTGATGTATCATTAATGGTAATTGGCCCTACACTTGCAACTTGTGGGCCCACGGATGAACCTGTGTGCAGTGTAACTGTAAAGGTTTCTGAACCTTCAGTAGTATTATCTGCGAGAGGAGTCAACTGGAATGCTCCTGTATTATTTGTTATGATAACATTTCCACCAGTAAACTGGAAGTCGCCTGTATTTGGAACTGCCCAATACAACGAACCAGTTACATTAGTTGTAGTCACAACAAACGTTAATGCGGATCCCTCATCAACAGAGGTAGCACCACCCTGAACTGCGATTGCATATGTAGGAGTACCGCCACCTCCGCCTCCGCCTCCACCAGCAGACGAATCATTATCTGATGTAATAAGAGTAGTGTCCACGTAGAAGTTTTGCATATCGGATGTCAACTGTGCAGTGTTACCAATATCTAATGGAGATGTTGATCCGTCATCATTAAAGATACGGATGAATCTTTGTTTAACACCAAAGACGCCATCGCCTGCAGTAAATTTGCGATTATAGCTGAACTGTCCGAATAACTTTGTTCCTGCAGTGTGCATCGTTTCTTTGAGGAAGTCTTCATATTGGGGTAATCCCAACATTGATTTAATTTCATAAGAATATTCTTGAAAGTAATCACTATCTTGAATTTTCATAGAGGAATCAAAATAAACATATGTGTTTGCAGAATCTACCTCATATCCGTTCAAATGAGATTCAAAGTCTGCCCAATATCCTTCAGTTACACCTTGAGAATCTGCAGTTATTGTTCCACGTGCGTGTTGAATATCATTATTAGTAATATATCCAAGTTCATTTGTAACATATCCAAAACCAGAATTGAAGATTTTTACTTCTTTGATTTTACCAACTGCAAAGTCTACATCTGCATCAATTTCTGCATTATCACCAAAAACTCTTGAACGATAATCTGTTTCAACACCCAAGATATTAAATCGATCACTATTAGCACGAAGTATATCATTTGTTCCAGTAAATCCATAATATGCATATGGAGTGATAGACAAGTATCCGACTTGTGTATCAACCTCACGAACAATACCTCTTACGCCAGTATTAGCTTCTGTGATGATTTCATCAATATTAAAAGATCCTGCAGCTGCAGGAGTTGTCAACTGAACAATTTGATCCTTGCGTTCGAATATCTTCATCTGACTGTCTTGAGCAATCGCAAATACATCGTTAGTATAGTTTTCGCCAGGATCGACATTTTTAAAGATATCAATTGCCCCAATATTAAATGGTGTTAAGTCGAATGCTTGATTCAATGGTGTTGCTAGTGTTACTGGATCTGTACTACCAGACATTGCTTGTGTGGCAGGTGGAATTGCATTATAGTTTGTAGAGTTGATGGGAACTGCGACAAACGGCGCAATTGGATCTGTGATTAATGAGATGTTTTCGATATCTCTAAGTTGAGCAGTTACTTGTATAGTAGCATCTGGGGGAGTTCCATCAGGATATAAAGGGCCTGGCGAAGATGAATTCTTGTTTGTAATAGTGATAAACCCAATATCTGAGTTTGCATAATCCCTGCGTCTAATTTGTGGTGTTTGTGAACCATCAAATTCTTCACCAGCATTAAGTTTTACACCAATTGCAACTGAATTGAATCCAGTAAGAATACCTTCGTTGCCAAATTTATCACCGATAGTTTCGCCTTCTACCCAATCAACTTGTGCATCGATTGTTGCACTATCCAGAATAATAACTTGATCCGAAACTAATAGTCTTGTATTTTCTACAGTATATCCAAATCCACCATCGATGATATCGTACTCAATCGTACCAGTAATTTCATCTGATATTGCAGTAACAATAGCACGGCCACCGTACCCAAACGTTCCTTGAACGTCCATAATGTCACCGATATTGTTATTAGTTGTCGCACCATCCCAATCTGTATCAATAGCAATTGAGACCAAAGATCCGTTTACTTTTCCAAACGAAACCGTTTCTCCATTAATAATGGTAAGAATATCATCGTACTTAATAAAATTACCCTGTAGGTTATCAATATAAATGATAGGTGTGATGATACCATTCAAAAGAATAAAGTTAATTTTATTAACTGAACATCTTGCTCCCGAAGTAGAACCCTGTATGTTTCTACCCAAAAGGTCTAGATAATTATATTCTACGCCAGTTTTACTTGTAAAAACCTTTTCGATTGAATTAGGGAACATTTGTAGAAATGTACCCTTTCTCCAATTTGAAGAAGATGGTTTGAACATTTTTTGAGCGGGGTAATAAACTTCAATATCTTCTTGATAAAATATTCTAAAGAATAGTTCAATACCCTGTTGTGTACCTTTTGCACGATACAAGTCCATGATGTTTTTTATCACAAAAGAGACCTGTTCCTGTTTAAAAGGAAGATCCGCTAAAAACATTCTTTGAAAATGAATAATCATACTACTTAAAGTAGTTGATATATCACGATATTCAAATAATCGTCTATTATTATAAACTGACTGGTCTGCTTCGGTTTCTAGGAAAGTATAATAGTCTCTTACAAGTTGGATCAACTCAGGGCCAAATTGTTTATAGAGCGCAGGAAACTGAGCATCTACAAAGAAGGATACCTTCTTAAGAATTTCTGCCTGATTATAGGTTGCCATTAGTAGATCCCACCACCTGCTCCGCCTGAGTCACCACCGCCGGCTGCGCTTGGTGCGATACTAGCAACTGGAGATGTAACCACGACTGGTTGACTTGTAGAGTCTACAACTTTTGCAGTAGACGTTATTTGTCCATCCACATAAACATTTACACGCAAATCTTGATCACGCAACAGGAATACTCTTCCTTGTGGTGACCTAATGTCGTCTTCTTTTGTATTTGCATATATTTTAATTGCATTGCCTGGGTAACTTTCTGTTTCAAAATTAATCAGTGTTACAACACCTGTATTATAATCAACTGTCCCTGCATTTGGGTTGATAATTTGTGGGTTTGTTCTATCATCTGTTACGATTTGAATATTACCTTGACCATCGTCTTGGAAGAACATACACGTTCCGTTTTGATCAAACACACTAGAAACAATAGCAGGTTGATAATTTGTAAAACCTTGCGTGTTGTTGTATGCATATGGAAGTTTTAACTCTGTTCCAAATACAAAGCGTGGGTTATAAACCTGATTAATTGATGGAGAAAATTCGATAATCGGTTTTGCAGTAATTGAATTTGATTGAATTGCAGTATCAATTGCATCTATCTCTTTAGAAAGTTTTGACAGACGCAAAGTTCCACCAAACTTATTTAGATTTGTACTTGAATAAGCTGCAACGGTAGATCTAACTATAGAATCTATTTCATCTGCAGTTCTTTCAGTTTCTTTTGTAGTGTAATAGACATTTACTACCAAATCAGCATAGAAGAATTCAGTTTTAACAAAGAATGGTTCAATTGTTAAAGGAGTTCTCTCTTTCAAGAAATCAACATATGAGTTTGCAAGAGTTTGAGAAATTAATTGTGCATCATCATTCAGGTAGACAGAAATTGCAACCTTACCATATTGTGGTGGATCGAGCGCATCACCACCATAAGCTGAAACTGCAGAGATTTCTGGAAACTGTTGTTTCAAAAGAATTTCATAGTCACGTGTTGTAATTGCACGATCTTGAATTTGTAGTGCTTTTGGTGCATTGAACTTAATAGAATCAATCGATTCTCTTTCCGCACCACCTGTTGCAACTTGTACAGTAGTTACAGTAATTTGCACATCTGGTACAAAAGATGTAGTAAAAGAGTTTGCACCGTTTGGTTCTGCTGCACTACAAATACGATAACGCACTTTTACATCTTCAAATTCACTTGGTTGGAGTCCAAAAATATTTTTTCCAAAGTAAATATTATACCTATTATCGAAATAAGGTTCTATGTAGAATACTTTGTCAGTTGGGCCTACACCAAAGATATTAGTTCTATACTGGAATACGTTTTGATCTTCTGTAGCTTCTGCATCGATAAAACAAACAATAGAATCTGTATCCACTTCTGGGTTAGATAACGCAACACGCAAATTTCCGTCATCATCAACCAAGAAACCTTCACGTTCAAAACTGGCAAGCATTTCACCTTCGAATATTTCTACATCTCCTGTTTCGTAAACAGTCGGTGATGTCTTACGTGCAACATATGTTTGATTCGTCACAAAGTTATATGAATTACCCTGATACGACGAAGTGAACTCAGTATATGTCGGAATTACGACAGTTTGGTCTGTGATACTTCCTTGTGGATCATCAATACGAATTCTTACAACTGCCTTTGCAGATTTGCGTGAACGAGGAAGATAGTTCAATTCCTTTGAGTGAGAAATCACTGAGTTACGCAACATTGCAGAATCAAGAAACATCTCGTTGACTGCCATGTTGGTATAAAAGTTGTTATGATATGTGTTGTATGCGAGGACATCCAACAACACAGACATGTTTGACCCTTCAAAGTTATAATCTTTGAATTGTGTTTGTGACCTTAAATAATCTTTGAGTTGTTGTTTGACTGCTGCAAAGTCAAGTTCAACTATTGGAGTTGGAGTCGCCATTTATCTTGTCCTCTCTAAAATCACATCAAGTGTGACCGGCTGTTCTCTGTTACTAATATAAAATAACACAGTTACATAGACCTCGTGATCATCTAATGAAGCAGATACTGTCACATCAATGACATCTGCACGAGGTTCGTATAATTCTAACGTGCTTTTAACACGATCTCTAATTAATTCCATTGTTGCAGGAGTCAAATTCTCAAAAAGTAATTCTTTAAGTCCAGCACCAAGATTTGGTTGCATCAATCTTTCACCACGATCTGTTAACAAAAGATTAAGCATGGCCTCTTTGACAGCATTTTCATCTCTTGTGATTGCAAGATCATCCGTTAGAAGATTCAATTCCAGATCTTTTCTAAAATCAGAATAAAGACTGATCTTTTTAGTTTGTGGTGTGAAAACATTTAACGTCATTTAAACTGCTCTTGTATCTATGTGAATAAAACTATTATATTGCTTCATCCAGTTAAAACCGCATCTCTTTGCCTTATCAATAAATTCACTTTTACTCCAATTTCCGTACTTAACATCAATCGCTTTACCTGAAAGGTGTTGCGAGTAGAATGCTACGCCGTAATTCCATCCTTTACCTTCAACATATCTACCACGACTCTTACCCTGCGCTTTGTATCTTCTTCTCAGGTTTTCTTGATACTGTTCACTTCTAAATCCACTATTAATTGTTAACTTTTGACCAATTTCTTTTTGTAGTCTCATTAGTTTTGATTTAGTATCTGCATCAATTCCTGTCCAACCAAGTTCTCCCATACCAGACGTAAACGCAATTTTTGGATGGTTGCCGTCTTTGATTTCATCCCAAGTTGGTATTTCTCCATACTGTTGTGCCGTACTTGGCGGCGGGTTATTAGGCGCATTACCAGAAGGTGTGTGGTGTTGCGTAGGTGTATTCTCTTCAACTCCCCCACATCCTGTGTGCGTGTCTGGCAATCTAGAAAGTTTATTTACTTCTGGACTTCTCACCTCATCCTGTGGGTTATTACTTTGCGTTGCGCCAGTATCTGCTGGTGGTTGCCATTGTTCTGTCATTCTATTTATTTCATTTCTTTTTGTTTCAGAATCAAAACGAACTGCACCACCCTCAACTGCAGATGCAGTCGCCATTCCACTAATTCTTTTTAAACGACCTACAACTCTTTGGTATTTAAATGCATAATTTTCCATTGGTGTTTTAATATCTTTAATCAACGCTTCGACATTAGAAACAAAACTACAAAAACGTGCAATCAAGAACTGAATTTCTTCTAGTGAAGGATTAGAAAACAGTCCAGTTGCATAGTCAAACAATGCTTTTACTTTATCTGTTAAACTCTTCTTGTTTTCATCTGTCAAAATTGCAGAAACATCATCTTTAATTTTAGCAGCCTTGCCAAATACTTCTTCTCTAATATATGTTTCGATTTCTCCAACAACCTCTGCAGGATTAAAGTTTTTTACTGCAGCTTTTACGTCTTCCCATGTTTCTTCAATAACAGCAGTAATTTTTTCCTTGACTTGTTTAATCAGTTGTGTTACAGTAAGTTTTTCAATAATCTCTTTGATTGGATCTTCAAGATTCTTCAACTTATTAAGAAATGATAGTGCATCATTAATAAGTCCTGCAACAGTACCTATAATAGTGAAGAAACCATCAACTGCCCCAAATACCTGTGGCATCATTTTACAGAACCCACCTAGAATAGATGCATTAGAATCTCTATAATAATTATTAAGATTTTTTAGAAGGTTAGTATCACCATTATTTGAAGCAGATACAATTTTATCAGGAGTATAATTGTATGCTCCAATAAAATCTGCATATTCTATAAATGAAATAGGGCCCTTTGCAAATCTATTATTCAGTTCTGGGTAATCTGTCAATACAGTATTTGATATCAAAGAAGTCAGTTTTGGTAATGAAGAATAAAAACTGTCACCATGAATATTAACTGCAAGTTCAACAGGATCAAATAATCCGTCTTCCTTGATACCTTCAAGGAATTCTACTTTATAATTTTCAATAGCATATACGTTTAGTTCCCCATTAGGTTTACTAATAGGCGAATTACCAATTGCTTGTTTAGATTGGTATATTTGATCATTTAAGTCAATACAATTACTTGCCATTTTTATTGTTCCTCAAAGTACCAAAGACTAGAATCGTTTGGATCGTCTTGATTACTTTGTAATGTGTAATTCGATCCACCTATTTTATATGTATCTCCAACAGTTAGATTTTCCTTAGCTAATTGTGCAACACCCATGTTATCAAAGTAGTTACTACCTTCTTGTGCGTGAGATGGATCTGCATCGTCGTCTGTAGCTAATGCATTTATTCCATTCATAGATGCAATTTTTCCACTGACAATTGATGTAGACTTCGCAGGGGGTTCAGGCATCTGAGTTTGACTTGCAACAACTGCATCAGTCGCCTCCGCCGGATCTACATTTTCACTTGCGTCATTTGCAAGATCGATGATACCACTGCCAGGATCTGCAAAGATGTTCTGTCCCGCTTTCATAGATATGTCTGCATCACTTTGAAATCTAATCGTATCCGTACCTTTAAAGTTCATTCCAACATCACCCTTTGCTTCTTGGAATAAACCACCATCACTCTCAAAACGGATAACTCCACCAGATTTCATACTGTGTACTTGAGACTGTTGGGTAAACATTTTCTTAGACGATACATTAATATCTATATCAGATCTAATGTTAAGTTCTTTCTTTGCAAATAGTTCCATCGTAGATACGTTTGCATCTAACATTACATCTGCACCACGCATTTGTAACTGGTCACTTGCATTTACAAAGAACGATCCACCAACACCAAACTGTGCATTACCACGAACAATCATGTTGTAATCGCCTTCGATTTCTTCAGTCTTATTACCTGCAACGTAGACATATGCATCATTATTAATAGTAACCATACTTGGGCCACCAACATAAACATGGTGTTGTCTATCGTTTACTTCATATTTGTCGCCAACAGACTTGTGTGTTGTTGTACCACGAGCATCAATTTGCACATATGATCCCTCTTTGTGAAAGATCATAATACGCTCTGCGCCAGGCGTGTCGTCAATTTCAATAGAATGTTTTGCAGTTTCTATAACACGATTGTATGGATACTTTGCACCATATGCAGGATTCGGTTCGCTCCACGTCACCTGTTCGTCTTCGTTTGGTTCCACGTCTTGTTGACCGGCAATGTACACATTTTCAACACGATTCATTTCCTGTTGTAAAACATAAGTCTCTTCCAAACTTTCGCTACGTGCTAAACGAGAGTTTTGTGGTTGTCCATAGTCTTTTGGTGCTGATCCACGGGCATTAAGATCACCATGACAATCTGGAATAACACCCCATCCATTTGTACTTGGATTTATGGGTGAAGCAAATTGTGAAGGTATCAACCCCAACACTAGTGGGTGTTGCGCTGCACGTCCATCTAAGAACACGCCATAGACGAAGGAGTTTAGTGGCGGCGGGTGTCCATTTGGATCGTAATCTCCCTTTACACATATTGCCCAAGGTAAATCTGTTGTAGGAACTTCTTTATTGTCTCCATGAATAGAGAATGCACGAACCTTTACACGGCCCTCAAAATGAGGATCGTGATTGTTTTCTACTACCCCAATAAAAAATAGGGGATCTTTTATACCTAACCCTGAATCAATCATTCTTCATAATCTCCACTCCAGTCATATTTTGCGAGGGTAAACGTTGTACGTGCCAGATCATCTTGTATCATTGTTTGTGTCGCAACAATCATGTAATTACCAGACAGTTGTTCGTTGTAAGGTTTGTCTGGTTGTTGTTCAATGGTAAATTTGGGAACCTTAACAGCAATAATGTCGCCAGGCCTTATATCCATTCTTCCCTTTAGAGATGCAGTCACCACTGTTTGTCCAAGATGATGTTGATAAGCATTTCTATTTTGAACTATTTCTGGATAATGCAGATTTGCTCGTAACGCAAATCCACTCTCGTCATAATAGTCTTTGAATATAAGATATCGTTTTGCATTGTCTTCTGTAAAAGTTTCTTCAATATATTCTTTAGTGTGAATACTATCTTTAATAGAAGTTTTTTCACCAGACATATCAATGTATTTTGCATCTTTGATATAATCATAGTTAATTGTTTTAACTCGTCTTCTACCAAGATCTATTTCAAACACCTTACTTCTATATCCACCCTGTCTAACATCATTGGCAGTATCTACACGAACAGGTGCAGAAAAAGTTTCGAAGGTATTTGTTTGCATCTCTACTTTATCTGGTTCCATAGAGTTCTGTGCATTATAAGAAAATACTTCAATATTTTGTGGATTAAAAACCCCACGTTGAATTAAAAACTCATCTGTAACATAAAAGAAACCATCAAAGGTTTCAAAGAATCTAAAAGAACATGACGGTGAATTCTTACTAAACGATCTGTGTGTCAAAAAATTCATTGTTTGACTTGGTAAGAGATTCGGTATTATTGATCTCATCGTTCCTTCAGTAGGTTGTAAATAAAACCGCAATCCATTTGTACCGCTGATTTCATATTTCTTCCCCTCAAAAGGAATAAGTTCTTGTTTTACCTTTTTGGGTTTAGTTGTTTCAGAGAGACTTCCAAAGTATTTTTTGAATACCTTTTCTGCAATTTCTGAAGCCTTTTGGTCTGGGTAGGAGTCTCTAACTCTTTTGAGTCCAGACTCATAACTTATTTTTGAAATAAAATTTAAAGTAAAACTTAAACCAGTGAGATTCTCTGTTGGTTTTACATCAACAACAGAAATAACTTGCGCTTCTAATACAATGGGGTCTTTTAATTTTAAATCATAAGTTTGAATAGATAGAGTTAATTTTTCCTCACCTCTGATTTTAAAAGATTCATTTTCTAACATCCCTGATGCATCTAAACAAGAAATACTGCCAGACCAAACTGGAGAATTTATACTTTGTGTAAATTCTAGTTTATAAACAATAGCTTTCAGATCCACTCTTGCATTCCCATCATAGGATTCAATTATGGCTTCTTCAACTCTTGCATATGAGGGATTAAAATCTTGAGACATTAGGTTTCGTCAGCTCGTACTGATTTAATAAATTCTTTTGTTATTTGAGGTAAAAATCTATTATCAAAAAGAAATATTTCTTTTTTGGCCTCGTTTCGATCCTTTTCGTATTCAAATATCCTGTATGCATTCCATTCATCAGGAATGATACGTTTAATAATAATTTTACGTCCTTGTTCAGTCCGAAGAATCACACGATCTTCCTTACGAAGATAAATCGTTCTGAATGATTCGGGTGCAAGAATTACCTGATCGACTGCCATCTGTTATACCTCTTTATAATAATAAACTACGTTTTCATCGTTATCTGGATCACGAGCCCAATCAACAACATCGTCACCAATTTGACCAGAGGTTTCTTCATACTTTGAAACTAAATATGCATTAAATGTTTCTTCGTCCATAGGCCATTCGTAATATGGATCAATAATTTGATTTGCCATATAAACTAACCAAACGTAATCTACAGATCCATAATAAAATTGTGCAACATCTTCTGCACGTTCGTTTTGTTTAACTGTATATGGAAGAAATAACATAGGATTTGTAGAAACACTTTTTAAAAAGTTATTTCTCCTTGTTATATCTCTCATCAATTTACCATCGTATTCTACAACTGGAAAATTTTCAAAATATTTTGTCATTGTCTTTCCTTATGTTGGGAGGTTTATGTCACCAGTTGATACGGCATCAACATCAGCACGAGTATGTGCAGAAAGTTCTGTAAACTCCATACTGAGTACTACTGAACCTGGCGCACCACCTTTCATAATTGGAACACTACCGGCGGCATTTTCGTAAGAGACGTTAACCGCTTTTATCATACATGGTTTGAATTTTGGAAAGAACTTTGGATTTGTTCCAACCAATTTTATTTCAACTACTGAGGGGTAGGACAAAAATGTTTGTTCAAATACGCCTGGGATTAAGTCTTGTGTTTCTGGCAATGCATTACGTTTTGCAAGATTTATAATATTATTAATTGTTTCTGTTTCTTGAACATTAGATGGATATAATTCCCAAGAGAAAGAATGAGCTTTAAGATCAACACCTTCAAATGCAATTGCTTCTTTTGGGTTTACGGTTGCGCCTGTTACAAGATCAATAGTTCTTGCAATATCACCACCAAGTTTACCTATCGTATTTCGCATTAAGTATGCAGCTGCACGACCTGCTTGTGCTTGACTGATACCAGCAATTCCTTCAATTGCGCCACCAATCTTACTCAATGCACCCTCGGCGCCACCAGTGGCCATCGACGTTCCTGCATCTTTAATTGCGCTTGCGATTTTGCCACCAGCTTCAAAAATTTGTCCACGAAGATCACCAAGATCACCACCGCCGATGCCCTGACCACCAATAGAGTTGACAATTGCTTCAGTAATTGCTTCTCTTTCAAAAGAGTTCAATCTAACCGAAGTATTATCTTGAAGTTGTTTTGGAAAGGGAAGTTCTATAGATCCTTGTGCACCTATCGAAGTTGCAATAGCAGTCGAACGATCTGATAAGGATCGTCCAACCGCACGTGATCGTGTTGAAAAATAACTAGGTTGATTGTCTTGTCTAGTATAACCCTGATAAGAATAATTCTTGAACACCAATAACATTGAATGTCCTGTTTTATTCTCTGGAAAAGAAAATAAATTAGAATTAGTTTTGTACGAATTGTTTAAACGTGCAATCTCTGGTCTATTTGAACTTGGCATATCTCTAAAGCCTTATAAATACTTGTGCATAAACCTATTTATAACCAAAATGTGAAATTGATAATGGCATATAGTGGAAGATTTCGACCTAAGAACCCCAAGAAGTACAAGGGTGACCCTACAAACATCATATATCGTAGTTTGTGGGAGTTAAAATTCTTTAAGTGGTGTGACGAACATCCAGATGTAAACTGGTGGCAGTCAGAAGAAATGACTGTATCTTATATATCTCCGATTGACAATCGGGCTCATAGATATTTTCCAGACGTGATAGTGAACAAAAAAGATCGTGATGGTAATACAAAGACCGTTATGGTTGAAATAAAACCATACAAACAAACGAGACCACCAGACCCAAGGAAGAAAAATGCAACTCCAACTGGACGTGTCTCACGAAGATATCTTAATGAGGTTAAGACTTGGGGTGTCAATGATGCAAAGTGGAGAGCTGCAAAACAATATTGTGCACAAAGAGGTTGGGAATTTATTGTGATGACAGAAAAGGAACTTGGCATTAAATAACTGGAAAGTAAGATGCAATACACTTGGCCGAAGTACACATTATATGACGATAATGGTTATGTTGTGTTGATTACAAGTTATAAAGAAATATATAATAATTTTAAAAAAAGAGGAATAGGGTGTAAGGACATGAAAAGATTAACCACATTCATAAATGAGGGAGTTAAGTTAAAACTCATTCGTGGAAAAGATCAAGATGTTCTGAAGATGTGGAATAAGGGAGATCGTAAGTGGGTTGAACTAAGGGGTAAACCCGACTTCGAAAGAAAGTTTGATTCAAAGGATCCACTCCATCGTGCAATTGCCCAGTTGGGGAAAGCGGCAAATATTTCCGATTTTGTTAATGGGGCTGAAGTCAGTATAAACCCAAAACATCCAGATGGCAAGCGTGCATTAGATGTAATAACAAAGTTAATGAACGAATATGCAATTAGATAAACCAATTTGTAAAATCTGTGAACACTCATGTCATCGTGGCAAAGATTGTCCCGATTGTGTAAATGATGTTTGTTTTAAATGCAAATGTAAAGACTGTGAGGACTAAAGATGGCAGCAACTCTGTTTAATGACATTCTGCTTAGAGGTATTCGTTCAGGACAAGTTCCTGCACGTACTGATGCTGCACGTAAATGGTACAGAGACACTGCACAAAAGTCTGTAAAGAGTGGCCCAATAAATTCGACGAGAGTTGAAAGAGAATTGAAAGATAGGGGTGGAAACAAATCGGCAGTAGGTTCTATGTACTTCTTTGCATATGAGGCAAAACATGCAAAGACATTACCTTATTATGATAAGTTTCCTCTGATATTCCCAATCGGCCCTGCACCAAATGGATTCATGGGTATCAATATGCATTATTTACCACCTATTTTACGGGCAAAACTGATGGATGCTTTATATGATACAGTTACAAACGATAAGTATGATGAGAGTACTAGATTGAATTTGTCTTACAAAGTTCTAAACGGAGCTGCAAAGTATAGAGAATTTAAACCGACTATTAAACATTACTTGAACTCACAAACGAGATCTAGATTTTTTTATGTAAATCCTGTTGAATGGGATATCGCACTATTCTTGCCAACAGCAAACTTCGTTGGTGCAAGTAAAAACAAAGTATACGCTGATAGTCGTAGAATTATAAGGAACGGATAATGGCATTTCGCATATCGGAATTTAAATCAACACTAGACCAATTTGGTGGCCCATCACATGCGAACTTGTTTCAGGTTACTATAACTGGTTACCCAAACAGTGTCAACTCATTAGTTGGATCTAAAGAATTAACTTTCTTTTGTAAGAGCGCTCAAATTCCGTCTGTCCAAATAAACGTTGCAAATTACGAAGCGGTTGCATCGCTCCCAAAACAATTTCCAATCAGTGTTCAGAATACACCAATTAACACAATCTTTATGTGTGATAGTGATCACGAGATATTAAAGTTCTTTCACTCTTGGGTGCAAAGCGTAATTAATATTGGCACTCAAGGTGGAATGCTTTCGGAAGATGACGGCAAACTACCTTTTGAAATTGGTTATAAAGACGAGTATTCTTGTCGTGTATCGATAAAACATTTTTCCGTGGACAACGATCCAAGTAGATTTTATGAAGTTGTATTAGATAAAGCATGGCCTAGTTCAATAGGTGACTTGGATCTTGCATGGGAATCAAACGATTCATATCTAACACTACCAGTTGCATTTTCTTACGATAGAATTGAATATTCAGGATTAAGACCTGGCTCACCAACATCAAGACTAGGACGTGGTTCTGGTTTGTTTGATATCCTTGGTGCAGTTGCAGGTTTTGCTGGTGTAGTACAACAAACAGTAAACCAAGGACTTTCTGGGGTGACAGGTATACAGGATGCAGTAAACAGGTTCCAACGTGTTAGTAACTCATTCGATAACCTCTCAAGGAGCATAGGACTTTAATAAGGAGAATATATTATGTCTTTACCTAAAATTGATCTGCCAATTTTTGAATTGAAACTTCCATCAACTGGCAAGAAAATTAAATATAGACCGTTTACGGTCAAAGAAGAGAAGATCCTTCTCGTTGCACAAGAATCAAATGATCGTGAACAGGAACTGTTAGCTGCACGTCAAATTGTCAACAACTGTCTTCAAAACATTGACATTGGAAAACTAGCCATGTTCGATTTGGAGTATGTTATGTTGGTTCTACGTGCAAGATCTGTAGATAATGCAATTAAATTTACTGTTGGTGATCCCGACACGAAAGAAAGAGTGGAACTAGAAATCAACGTAGATGATGTGAAAATTGTCAAGGATAAATCACATAGTAAGAAAGTAAGAGTCAACGATCAATTTACTTTGTTTTTAAAATATCCTACAATTGACCAATTTTCACAAATTATCAACATGGAGGCAGATGATCCACTCGTGAATTATCATATCATGACCTCTTGTCTAGATCAACTTGCATCTGAGGAAGAAACTTATAAGTTTGCAGACTATACACAAGAAGAAGTAGATGATTTTATGAATGATATGACAGCTGATGTAATGAAAGACATTCAAAAGTTTTTCGAAACGATGCCGAAACTCAGACATGAAATGAAGTACACGAATAAAAATGGCGAAGAAAAAACATTCGTCATAGAAGGGATGCGAAGTTTTTTCGTCTAATGCTGTGCCATTTGACTCTGAAAGATTACTATCAAATAATCTTTTCTCTGGTGCAGCATCATAAATACTCAATATCAGATATAGAAAATCTTATACCATATGAACGTGACTTATATTTTGCAATGCTGATTAACTTTATAGAAAAACAAAAAGAAGAATCCCAACGGGGCAGGTAAATGGCAATTAGTGCAGAAACAGAAGCAATCTTAGAAAGATTGAAAGCGGAAGGTCAGTTGACTCGTAACAGCGGGGCAAACTCTATTCGATCTGTAAAAATCCAACTTGATCGATTTGAAGGTATCTTCAATACTATTTCTGGCAATATTGCTGAACAGACTCAAATGTTAAGAAAGTCTCTTAACATCACGGAAGAAAGTATCGAAGCTCAAAAACGTGCTGCAGATTTCGCAGAAATTCAACAAAATCAAGTTGATGATGAGAAACCGACAGACACTTCTTCTACAACTGATTCTAAAGAAAAGAGTAAAGGTCTTTTCGATATGCTTGCAGGGTTTGGTGGAAGTTTACTTGGACTATTAAAACCAATTTTGATTGGTGGTGCAGGTTTATTTGTAGCTTATAACTTTGCAAAAGGATACATTGATGCAAAAACTGGTGGTGGTTTTACCAAATTTGAAAATGCAATGATCGATACATTTAATAGTGTAGACTGGTCTGCACTTGGTGCATCTTTCATGACGTTTGCAAGTAAAGTTCCCGAAGCAATCACATCTATCGTAAACTTTTTATCAGATCCATTGAATGCAATACTCGCAGGCGCAGGACTTACAGCTGCAACAATTCTCACAGGTTTTGGTGGAGGCGCACTTGCACGTGGTGTAACACGTGGTATCATCGATGGAGTACTTGGAGGCGGTGGCCGTGATGGTGCAAAGGCACCCAAAGGTGGTAAAGGTCTAATGAACCTTAAAAACGTTGCACGTGCCGGCGCATTAGGTATTTTGACAGGCGCACTTGCATACTACGGTGATGATGTTAAGAATTGGTTACAAAGCGTAGGCGTTCCAGAAGATTGGGCAAAAGTGTCTGTTGATACATTAACCGCTGTTGGAACAGGTGCATCACTTGGTATGATGTTTGGGCCAGCAGGCGCATTGGTTGGCGCAGCTGCAGGACTTGCATATAGTTTAGGTAAAGGTATTTGGAATTGGTTCAAAGGAAGCAAAGAAGATGCGGAAAAGAAACTTGAAAAAAGATTAGAACTTGCAGATGCAGCAGAGAATAACCTTGGTGCGTTAGAGAATTATGATGATGCCATATTAAGAGCCGCAAGAATAAAAAGACCAAACACAGATGGTGCAGTTGGATCTGCAAGTGCATCAGGACTTATGAGTCAGACCGATGCAGAACAACTAGCTCAGGCAGGCAGACTATATGGTGATGATTTTGATGTTGCATTGGAAAATGCAGCAAGGCCAGATGCAACTGCGAAAGAAATTGTAGAAGTTCAAAAGATGTTGGATCAAGCAACTATTCAACATATGAAAGATCGTTATCAGGGGATTCTTGCTCAAAGAGGTCAACTAAGAATGCTTGGGGAAAACCTAGGCGAGATCCAAGATGATCCACTCTACCTTGAAATGGAAAGACAAATGGATGAACTTAAAGGGTTCATTGAAATGACTAATGGTGAAGATCAAAATTTCATTGATCTTTATCGCATGTTTAGAAATGAAATGATGAGTTCTTTCACTGATAGGTTTGATTTGGATGAATATGAAGATATAAAGGGTGATTTGACACCAGAACAAAGACGAATATTTGAAAAACTTCGTGGACTGATGGATCCATCTAATGAAATAGGAGCAGTGAGTTCTTTGGGTTCAGCCCAAGCTATGCAACAACTAGCAGACGCTGCAATGGGTAATGGTGGTGGACAGGTTGTAATTGGAAAAGTTGGTGGTGATACTTACCAAACGATTCAGAACACAAAGATGGGTGATACTAACTATGCAGAAGTTAAACAGATACAGACTGGCACTATGTCTTCACACCCATTTGAAGTTGCTTAAACTGCGAAAGACTCACCACACCCACATGATGCAGTCGCATTTGGATTGACAACTTTGAGATAACTACCACCTAGTTCTTGAACGTATTGTACTTCGCATCCAAACAAAAACATTTCAGACATGATATCTACAACAAGAATATCGTCAATGATATCACCTTTAGATGTATCATCTGTGAAGTCCCACTTATATTGAAACCCAGAACACCCACCACCCTCTACTTGCAAAGAGATGTATTTGGTATCCTTAGTAGATGCCATATTTGTAAGGTAATTCTTTGCTTCTTCTGATATTGTTAATTTCATAAAAATTTTTCCCAACTAGGGTGTTTAATTACAAACTTCTCTAATTGTTTTCGTTTGCGAATCAATTCATAATATCCAGGCGCAAATGCTTTGTTTTTTGGATATATAATCTTATCGGACTTCTTGGTGTTACAAGGCCCACACGCTGCTACAATATTTTCCCAGTTTGTTTTACCACCCCTAGAAACAGGGATGATATGATCCAGAGTTAAATATTTTCTTTCAAACTTTTCAAAACAGTATTGACAAGTATATAGATCTCTGATATAAAGATTAGTTTTAGAAAAACGAGGTTTCGTTTTTTTACGCATCATGCGTTTCATCATGATGACTGCAGGAACCTTAGTTTCCCAACTAGGGCTCCTGATCATCCAGTCATCGTACCAATCAAGGACGTGAACTTTATCTAACCACATATATGTTACAGCTTCTTTCCATTTTATAGTACTTAAAGGTATAAAACTGATAGGTTGACCATCGGCGTTTAAAACCAGTACATCTGACATACGAACAAGTTCTCCCTATGTGATTTCTTGCTGTTATTTATGGAATACTACCAAGCTCCAAGGTATGTAATGGTGTATATTGTAAGAAAAGTGGAGAGGAATCCGAACATAATTATGAACGCAATGATTCCTCGAATTAGATCTTTAAAGTCATACATCTTCGATGTTTTTGTCAAGGATTAATGCCTTTGCTTCTTTGTGGTATCCTTGCCTATGTAATTCCGCCGCCGCTCTTGCTCTGCCTGCTGTTTCACCTGTTGCAATAATAAAAGCAAACGCTCCAACTAATGATTTTCTGATTACGTCACAAACTTTACAAGTAAAGTTATAAAAATTAGAATGTGTGATAGTAGTCATTACACCCACCCCTTCAAGTTCTTATTAACTTCTGCTTTATAATGTTCTTCAGCCAAATCTCTGATCATTCCACGATATATTCCCATATCTTTAAGTTCGTTATCTGAAAGTCTTGATAATTCGTTGATTGTGCTTTTTCTGATTTTTGAGGCTTTTCTTTTGACTGAAATTTCTCTGATGAAGGATGCGATACCTTCTTGCCATGATTCTATCCATGACGATATTACTAACACCGTGTGTGTCATTTTATTCTCCTGTTAAATGTGATAAATGTGATGTGTTAATCCGAGTGTAGGCGATCTACATTTTACTCCTTTTCCACACATTTATTTAGTACAGAAGTAGGTAAATAACCCTTACCAATTTGGAATTTCTGCTATGCGATTTCGTCAAGTGTGACAATCTGTCAATAAAAAAAGGTCTCCGAAGAGACCTTTGAATTAATCTTTTGTATCGTCTCGTTTACTAACGAAACTATACATCTCTTTTGCTTTTTCCATGAGTTCTTCTACTGAATACATTTCAGCTATTTTCTGAAACTCTTCCACTTGCATTTTGCCTTGATCCAACATTTTTTCAGCAAACTGTACGTTCATGTGATACTGTTGATCCATATAGTCTTTTGCAAGTTGCAACATTTCGGAACGGATTTCGAATGGATTTTTGTTAGACATCATTTCACCACCTTGGCGAGCATCTCGCCTGTTGCATTAGAAAACTCATTGATTTGTTTAAGGGACGATTTTGTGAATGCAGTTTGAGTGTCGATAAACTCGTTCAAAGGTTTACTGAGTGTTTCATCTTTTACCCAAGTTGATACCCAACCTCGTTTTGCATTTTGGATTGCGTCAATCCACATGTTAGACATGTATTCGTTCATTTGTATTCTCCTGTTTGTGTGTGTTAAAGAGATATTTACATCTCAAGTGTATTTATAACACATTATAGATCTTATGTCAAGCCGCATAAATAGTATTAACCCCTCTGGGTTTTTTTATTATTATACAGGAGAATATTATGACACTACCGTCACTACATGAACAAATTGAACAAGCGTTTGCAGACTACGTGAAAGAGACTGAGTCCTTTGAAGAGAAAGGTGTGAAAGCATCTGCTGCACGTGCAAGGAAAGCACTATCAGAAATCTCAAAGCTTGCGAAAGACAGGCGAGCAGAAATTCAGAACGCAAAAAACGCAGCATAAAAAAAGGGGATCCTAAGATCCCCTTTCTCGTTTAGAGTACCGTTTCTACTCTTCTATATTATAATCCGTTTGGAACAATAATATAATGTATCATCAGAACAAGTGCAACTGATGCACCAAGTCCTACCATCATCTTACCAAAGTCTTTGGCAACCAATGGGAATACTGATTTAGTTTTCTTCTTACCGAAGTACGTTGCCATTGCAAGTTCTCTACCTGCAAGTAAACCAACAAACACCCAAGTTGTACTCATAGGAATATCATTTAGTTCTTTGAAGAAGTACAGACACAGCCAATAGAACAAGTCAATCAGTGTTGCAGATCTCACGTAACGAGTGTTGTGTTTCTCTAATACGATCTTCTGAATCTTACCACCCTTTTCTCTGAACATAAAGAACAGTCCAGCGACAAATACAAATGATATGAATATCATTAAATCAACTGGTACTTGACGTGGTAAGAATACTGCGATGTTTGCCATGTCATGTGACAACCATGTCCACCACAGTCCACCTGTTGCAACCCACTGGGCGATGCGCCAGAACTTCTTATTACTTTCGGTGACTGGTTGAGTCTCATCAAACCACTTACCTGTATACTTGTGTATTGCGAACCAAATTGCATATGCAAATGCGGCTGCAACACCATACCCCATGATCGATTTCATAAGCATTTTCTCCAACACGAAAGTTGAAGCAAATACTGATAAGACCAAAAACGAAGTTGACACTGGTACACCTAGTCTTGTTAGTGCAACTAGGATTGCCGGTGCGGCTGCATGATACCATTGTATTTCTTGCCAAGGTATTTTGTTTAGTCGTTCGTAACTGATGTCTCCACCATTTACACTCCACCCATACCACAGGGTTGCAAGTAACACTGCACTTGCGGCTGCCCATAGTGTTCTGTAGTGGAATCTCTCATTGTTTGATGCCATCCATGTGCCGAGAGTTTGCACTGAATCGTTTGCGATAACGGCATACGCCGCCAGTAGGAACCCAATGAGGCTCCACATGGTAAGTAGTTCCATTTCTTTCTCCTTATGCTTGCAGGCTTTACCCCTGCGCTCGCTTGGATGACAAGCGAAACGGACTTGTCGGGAATATTTAGGTTTGACTATAAGAAACTTTAATTTTTAAAACAAAAAAAGGGAGACCAAAGTCTCCCTAACTGTTCTAGATGTTAATGTTATTAACCGTTTAAAACTTCAGCTTTGTTATTGCCATCACCGATGTTAATTTTACGAGGTTTCTTTTCCTCTGGGATTACGTTTTCCAATGAAACAGTCAAGATACCATTTTCAAAATCAGCACCCTGTACTACAATAGTATCAGAGAGTGTAAACTTCCTGCGGAATTGTCGAGCTGAAATACCTCTGTGTAGGTAATTCTTTTCTTCTGATTCTTTATCCCTCTTACCTTCGACAGTAAGTACACCATCTTTGATTTCCACATCAATTTCTGATTGTGAGAAACCAGCTAGAGCAATTTCAATGACATAGTTATCATCGTCTACTCTAAAAATGTTGTATGGGGGATAATTTGACTGTTCTGCCGTACCATGCATACGATCTACACGATCTAGTACACGATCAAATCCAATAAAAAATGGATCATTTAGTAAGTCGGCATTAAATACTCTACGAGTGGTGTTCATATTGCTATCTCCTTTTTTAAGCAAGATTGTTTTATAAATGAACCCTTAAAGGCGTTCACGTACTATTTATAACACAAATTCAATAGATTGTCAAGAAAAAAATTATTTTCTCCCAATATTATATTTAACTGTAAGATCCCATTGATCTTTTTCTTTGTAAGAAATGATCTTGATGTGATTGAGTGGAGCTACTGGATTCTTTGTTTTCTCAGAATCTATAATTTTTAGTAGTTCCCATTCTTCTAATAGATTGACGATAGTATTTCGTCTAGATAAATCTTCATCAGTAAATGTATTCTGTTTACCATCTAGTATAAACAGTTCTTTAAAATGAAGGATTGCATATCTACCTTTTTTATGTAGGATGTGACAAGACTGATATAGTCTTTTTTCTTTTCGTGAGGAAATACCAATTCGTGTGAGAGTCTCTTTAATTTTTAGAAAACTATCGTCAGAAGGTAGTTCTATCTCCACACCAACTCCCTTGAAAATATCTTCGTTCATAATACATGTTCACCTTTTTTTATAATTTATTGTTATGGGTGGTGTTGATAAACATAACCAACAAAACTATTTATCATTTTGTTAGCCGCCCTTAACTAATTTACTGTGAACATGTTCTAGTTGATTCTTAGAGAGAACCTTTAAGTATTGTTTCGCAACTGTACGACTGCATTGGTAAACCTGTTGAATGGCATCAAGATCCTCGCTGGGTTCTGATTTATGCCACTTGGAGAAACGTTTACGTTTCCTCAGCATACCACTATAGTAGTCAAAGGAACCCAGAGGAAACATATTTGGTCTCTGGTTCATTTCATTTGCGTGAAGAATAGTATCTTGAAAGTAAGAAAATCCACGGTTGATAATGTACATATACTCACCGTATTCTTTCTCTATCATTTCTGGATTATCGTTTTCACGAATGATATCCTTCTTGGATTCGGATACCGCATTCATAAAATCAAAAGGACTGTATTCTTTACTCACCTGACATACCTTTTGTTTCCTCAATACCTTTTAATATGATATCAAATTCTTTTGCACATTCTGGACAGACATCATAAGTTACCTGACCCTCAGCCATTTCTACAGTCATCTTGAATGACTCTTCCTTATCGAATTTGGTTGCACAGTAGAAACATTCTGTTGACATTACTTGTATTCACTTTCAATCATGATTTCAGTTAAGAATGCAACCATGTTTATTTCTTGATCTGAAACAAACTGCGATTTGTACATATAGTCTGCACATGTAACTACAAATCCTGGCATCGAACGAAACTCAACATAGTCTGATGCTGAGTCATAGATTCTTCGAAACATCTCATTCATATCTTGGTCTGAGTTACGTGCTACCCACTTTCGCATTTCAGTAAAGTTCTTTTCTTTTAGAAACTTGAACATCTCATCGATTGATTCTTGTTTCAAGTTGATAAAGATACCTTCGTCGATAGAACCAGAAGCTGCATAAGATTGCAGTTCAGTCAATACTCTACGAAAGTCTGGGAAGTACTTTTGTACAACCTTTTGAATAACCTTCTTGTCGTATGGAACGCCCTCTTGATCAAGAATTGCAAGAACACGTTTATAAAACGCACCTGCAAGTGCAGGTTTATCTTCGTTGTCAATTGAGAAGTCAATCTCAGATAGTCGTGAACGAAGAGGTGAGATGATACGGTTCTTGAAATTGCAGGTAAAGATGAACCCACAGTTTGAAGAGTATTCTTCGATGAAGTTACGGAGAGCAGGTTGGACGTTTGCTGCATTCAAGTAATCTGCTTCGTCAAATATAACATACTTGCGACCACCTGTCAAGCTGACAGCAGACGCAAAGGTAGAAATATCATAACGGATAGAATCGATGTTGACGTTCAGTGACCCATTCTTAACAATGTAGTCACAACCCATCTCTTCTAACATTGCCTTTGCAACGGTAGTCTTACCAACGCCAGGCCCACCTGTTAGAAGAAGGTTTGGTACGTTCTCATCTTTAATAAATTTTTGAAAGATTTGTTTTGTGTTGGATGGAAGAATTGTATCTTCAATCAACTGGGGCCGATATCGTTCAACCCATAATACTTCGTCTACTTTGACTGTTAGACCTTCTTGCATATTGCATCACCATGTTCATATTATAAAAGTAAAGATCTGAGGGGCGGTCACCCGCCCCTCTGGGTATGTGAAACATCGTTGAGTGGTTCTACCCTTCTTAGTATTGTTTACTGGACTTTATCAGCCAGTTCGCCTTCAATAGGCATTTCAACGTTTACTGGTGTATCTCCTACACCTTCTGGTTGTTGAGGTGCGTTTTGGTTTACAAACGCAACAAGTTTGTTACGTAGCATACCAACGCCTGCCAATTCTTGGCCTTCGAAACCCCCACGACGAGATACCATATCAACTACCTGAATCATAGTAGATACGTCACCTAGTGTAAGCGTGACTTGTTGTTGCTGCTGTGCAGCTTGCATTTGATCATTCATATTGAATTACCCCTTTTTATAAGTCGACTTAGAATCAGTTGCCACAAAATATGTGACATCTTCACTTTTGAACTTAGAGATACCTTTACTGCAAAGCGTAACTCTATAGTCCTGCGGTAGAAGTTTAAGGTTATCGGTCTTGATGATAATCATAAACTCATCGTCAGTTTCTCCAATCTCAACACCATAGTCGTCGGCGCCTTGATTAGTACTGTCGATTGCTTTAAGATAACAAGTGCCGGACGAACCAACAAATGCTATCTCACTGAACTGAAGAACCCCTGCGGCTTTCAGTACAGATTGCATATCGTCCCATGTTACATCCACTACTACATCCTCTGAGGGAATCTTAACTTCCTTCTCAGGGGCTGCATGGATCATAGAGACATCTGCGAATAAGTATTTAGTCCGGCGTTTGCCTTCAGAAATAATAAAGTATTTATCATGGAATTCCACATCGGGATCCTCGTATAACGATAAAATCGACAAAAAACGTGACATATCGTAAATACAAGCGTCCGAAGGAATCTCATCTGGAATGGTTGCAGTAGCAATCAGTGTTCTTTCTGGTGTAATAGTCTTTAGAGACTTACCAGACTTCATCTGAATAGATTTGTTGATTGTACTAAAACTCTTCAAGATGGTAAGAGTTCTTTCACTGAATTTCATTATATAGATTCTCCTTTTGAACGAATTATTGCTTATTATATACTACTTGTCATTGTTTGGCAAGACATGATATTGATTCATTTTAAGTTTTTTATTGTAGTCTACAGTTTCCTGTATTAGACTTAATTGTGCGTCATACTGTTTTGCAGTGTGTAGTATTGCTGATGTATCTTTGGGGAAGCAATGACCCCACCAACCACGTTCGTCTGTAACAAAACTATGGTCTGGATTTATGCGTTTGTCGAGTGTTAGTAGATGACGAACTTGACTAAATTCTGTGTTTGTTTTTTGACAAAGATCATAAACTTGATTAAAGAAACTTACTTTCATTGCAAGAAAACTATTCTCCATATACTTCACGATAATTGCTTCTTCGTTTGTACAATGATGAACACGGCAAGCCAGAGTTTTTACAAAGAGAGAAGACCAAAAACTATCTCGTGTATCGTTACCAATAATCATATACTTTGTGTTCTGGAAATCTTCTAATGCAGTATTTGCACGTAGGAACTCTGGACTAAATGAAATCTTTCTTTTGGGGAATAGTAGTTTTATTTGTTCCCAACCCTCAAGACTAATAGTGGATTTAATTAGGATTGGCACATCTGGAGAATCACTAATTACATCTATTACATTTTGCATATAACAGGATCCGTCTTCCTCGCTCATTGGAGTGGATACACAAATAATTACTGCATCTGTATCTTGACTGATTGGATAGTTCCACTCTTCAAACTGTGGATCTACTATTTCCAAAACAAATTTATCAAATAAATTCACACTGTTTTCAAAATGATTGACAACAGCTTTACCTACAAATCCATATCCTGCAATTGTAATTTTCATAATTTAATCCTCTGTCACTATAATATGGACTTTTACGATATTGTCTTTTTGTTTCCTAATATGGTATTCGATACCATTTGCATTAAAAATTCTTTTGAGTTCTGATAATGTAGGAGTGCTTTTGATGCCGTTAACCGCATTATAACTTGGATAACCCTTTTCAAAGACTGGTGAATCAATCATTACAAACTCTCTTTCTTAAGTCACTCGTACTAAAACGATGATCTCTCTTGTTGAAATATAAATCTATACCACGAGACCGACAGATGTCTTTACCAGTGAAATCTTTTTCACGATACTCTTCACCTAGAATTCTTACGTCTATATGATACATTGACAGTATATCATCTAAATCCGACTCTGTCAAGTACGGAATGATTTCATCTACATAAGAAACTGCCTTTAACTGAGTGTATCTTTCTACAACTGTTTGTATCGGAGAATTCTTTTCTTTACGATCATAAGAGGGATCCATCTGCAATCCACAGATCAAATAGTCACATTGTTCTTTCGCTTCACGCAACATCTGAATATGTCCTGCATGAAGCAAATCAAACGCACTGCATGTAAATCCTACTTTCATTTTACCTGCCTTTTCAATAATTCATAGACTACATGTAACTCGTCTATACATTTATCTAATATCATGTGGGCGGTTTCATCATCGTTTTTATTACGTTCATCACGCAACATTTTTATTCGCACTTGTAAGTACTTTATTGGGTTAGCAGGAGAAAGAACTTCTCCCATTGGATGAATTGATCTACGTCTCATCTAATCCCATAAACTTTCATAATATTTACCGAATAAACGAAAGCCATTCGACATCCTTTCTCGATGCACTTTTCGACCCTCGTTGTCTGAATTTATATGGTAGCCTCCAAACATTTTATCTTCGTCTTCTACCCATTCACCATAATATTGACTTTCCCAATCAATAGTCTTTTGTTCAAACGCCCAGATCATTTCGTCTAAGACATAATCCCAACGCTTGAAATAGTTATCGTCAGTTTCACCATTTTCCATATACAGTTTTTTAACAGCTTCTGCATCTGGTGGCATCAATTCTTCTGGTACGTCTTTAAACTCTACTGTTGGAGCACCATGCTTAGTTTCTTTTAATTGTTTTAACATAGGCAAAATAATAGGAGCAAGAGTGTGATCCATGCTCCAAGTGTCCCAAGGATCGATCTGTACTTCTACTACTTGGTCTTCGCCATCGTCTGTATATTTTTCAATATTAACTTTCATCTACCCACCTGGCACAAATTCTTTCGGCCGATAAAATACTTTCTGATGATGTATACGTCCTAGTAGTTCTTGTATCTCTATCATTTCTTCATGGAGTTTTTCACTCGTCTCTCCTTGTGCAATAGCAAGTCCTCTACGACCCGCTTTTGCACGAAGAGCCTGTTCAATGATTTCGATATCTCGAACTGTTAGGATGAAGTTTTTATTAGGTGAGTTCATTTTTGAAAACGTAAAGTATGTACATATCCGTTATAAGAAAATGACATTTCACTATGACTGTAAACTTCTCTGGTTTCTGTAGTATACGTTGTTTCATTTCTACAACGATTTTCTATTCGATAACCAACAATCTGTTGTCTATTTTGTTTTTTATCTGCAGAAACCATTCCCCCAAGAACTGCCCCTGCGGCCGCACCTTGATCGTTGCCAGAGATACCCTTACCAAGGATACCCCCGATTATCATCCCACCAAGAACATCTCCTGCACTAGCACCATTACCAGTATTGCCATAAATTGGTACTTCAACATCAAAACAAATTCTTTGAGTTGTTGGAGTGGAATTTGTTACTGTTTTATACTTGTCTACAATATTAGCTTTTACTTCTTCTGCATGAACAGGTGCACAAAAAGAAAGTGACAAAATTGAAGACATTAAAAGGCCGTATTTCATCTGTTTTCATCCATTTTTATTTAACATAGATACTATTATACCCAATTCAACATCCATTGTCAACCATTTATTTCTTTTTCTTNTAAGTTTTTTTTCTGGATTTTGAATCTGCAGTTGCACTAACTCCAAGAGATCCGATAGCAGCCATGTTCCCCTTGAAAATGTGCATACCAATATGATTCAGTTGCATCCAAGGACACATCCACACTTTAAGTCCTGCTTCACGTGCTTTTCGACAGAAGAAGTAATCTTCTGATAAGTAACGACGAGACTCTGGATCAATGATACAATCAAAGTACGCAGTGATATCACGTTCACCATCAAAATTATCAGTACGAACGTGATCTGGTTTATATCTAAGTTCGGGGTATGCATCACGATACTTGTCAAGAGTATCACGTGGAATTAACATAAACCCTGTTCCCGCTTCACTCACTTCGATTGGGTCACTCAATTTAAAAGAACCCTTTTGTCCCATTACAGGATTAAAGACGAAATCAGATGTATAGTTTTCAAGGTCAAATGGATTTGTGTCTCCCTTACCAGCTTTAGCTGCAGCATGAACCTTTTCCCATGCAATAGTTTTCTTTGGATATGGGCCAGTCATAATATTAAAATTTTCAGGATCATGAGTCTGAATTCCAAGAAGTCCCAGAACATCTCTTGCATTAAAATGAATATCTGAGTCGATAAACATCAAATGAGTACAGTCTGAACGGAGAAATTCATCTACAACATAGTTACGTGCACGTTGTACAAGACTTTCATTAAAGAGATAATAAAATCTAATTTTAATCCCTGCACTTGCACATAACATCGCTAGATCATTACATGACTTAGTAAATAGACCAGAACAGTTGCCTCCATACATGGGCGTGCCCACAAAGATTGAGTAAGGTCTTAACATTTCCGTTGTCACTTTAATATCCATTATGAATTTCTCCTATTCATTTTTTAATTATTTGCTTTTACAAGCACTTTCCAATTATCCGTTTGTTTGACCTGTGGCAAGAATCCCAATACGTCAATAGGCCAAGTTTTCAAACCACAGTTAGACAATGCGTCACGGATATCAGAAAACTCTGCGACAAACTTTTCTCGTTTACCGTCGATAGTTGCACGTTTTGTTATGGGGCCGAAGTGACCAACCACATATGTTTTTTTACCAGTTTCACGATATCTTTTTATTGCGTTTAGAACAACACGATACTGATAACCTTCTTTACACTGCACACCATACATATCACGTTCTGGATCCCAATCTCCATCAACTTTAATATTTTCTGAGGAATGGTTTTCGATCCATTGTTTTACACGTGGTGAAGATGTGTATATGTAATAAGGTTGTGGAGTATCCGCTTGATGCATCACCATTTGAATGACACGGTTACAAACATCCTTACCTCTATTAGGGTAAACATCTTTAAACTTCTTACGAATGGCTTCTTCTGTGTTCGGAATCATTCCTCTTAACACTTTACCATGCAAGTATTTTTTCATATCAACTTCTTTGTTAATACGTTTAGGTGGTTGTTCATTTTCAAAAGCCTTCACATCCAAAAGACTTTCGTTATCGCCTTCCAGAACAGTAAAGAACCATTTCTGTGTCTTGAGAAGTTGTAATGCCTCTGATCTTCCAAACCCATAAACAAGTTTGTATGGTTTGGTAAGACCATCTGTTTTTACAACTGCTGGGGGGAATTCTGACAACATTAAACCACCAGTAGCGAAGGAAATACGAAGTGCTTCGATTTCTTCTGGTGTATGCGTGTCTTCTTTTGTAGTGTTTTCAGTGTGATCATCAATATAAATTTTATCCCAAGAAATTATTTCTGTACCAAGTGAAATAACATTTAGATGGGTATAATCTGGAACTGCAATCCTATCTGGATCCACAGTTAGGGCTTCATGTAAGTGCACATGCATATTTTTTCTCCTTTTGCTAATGCAATTGTTTTTGAAAGAAATAATCCAAAAGGAAATACTTCAATCAACATTATTTATAATAGTTTATTGAATCCATACAAGTTCGTCGTATGGAATCTCATAGTGATTTAGCCACTCTTCAGTGACTTCTCTTTCAAGTTCGACATCTCTTGTTGTTTCGATGACGATCTTAAAACCTTCTTCATGCCAAGCCCACATTTTTTCTATCATAAAAATTGCAGGTTGTGCATTGTTAATACCAAATTTATCTTGCGGTAAAATCGCATTTGTTACTTCAAAAGCAACATCGGACATTTGTACATTGATTGTGTTCATCTGAATAGACCCTCTACATCAAAATCTGGAACCTCTGGTTCACCATCCAACCACACAAACTCGTGGTTATATTTTATGTATGGTTGTTCACTAAAGTAATCTTCCATACAAATAAGTTCTACATTATCCAACTCTTCATAGAGTTTTTGTAGATCTTTGTATTCTTCTATTAGTTGNTTACACAACATAGGTGNCCACTGTGGATTATCGATTTTAATTTCACGAATCATCTTGTTGTCTGCAGGTTCAGTACTTACGTGCATCTTAAAATGAAAATCACGTGTCCTTGGATCTCCACTTCTACGGTGATGAGCAAGACCATTTTGTCCAAACCTACCGTCTGACCGCATACCTATCCAAGATAAAGCTTGTGATTTCCAATCACGCCTGTATAAAAGATATACCTTATCACAAGCCTCTGCAACTTTTTTTGCAGTGACGTTTTCATTTTTACGTACTTGGCCAGGCATAAGTTTAAAACAAATAGGACTTTTTTTATTGAGTTCATCATAAAAAAGTTGGTGTATATCACGACCTTGTGGCCATCCTTCAGGTGGTGACTTTCCATCACGATCAAATTCCATCTCTTCCCATCGAGCTCGTACGTCTCCATAACCCCAAGGGCGTTCATGACTGAACAACTCACCTTTGTATGGTAGATCGTATTCTTCTGATTTTATGAGAGTAAAGGCAGTACTGCCTGTTCTGAAGTTTGTCAAAACGCATACTGTATTAGTCATTATATCTCCACTTACCTAATAATATCAATGTCGCTATCGTCTGTCCAGATTTCTAGATCGGATCTAAGACGACCTTCTTCGTTTAGTTTGTCGTATCTCTTGGTTGCAAGTTTGCGCCACCATTCAATCACGTTTTCCTGATAGTATTTATCCCAGTTTGGGGCCTTAATAATTTGATCAGTCTTACCGTTTACAATATCAACAAAGTTTTCTACACCGTAGTTAGAAACATAATACCTTTTTTGTTCAGTTAAAGATTTTGCATTTTCAATAGTATTTTTGAACTTATTCAAGTCATCATTTTTCAAAGACTTTTTGATCAACCCAATAATTGCATTAGTGTATTTCAACTTACGACTGGATGCACCTTCTTTTACAAGCACACCCTTACCAACAATGTTTTCTACATAAGAAACTAAGTCTAAGAATGGTTTACCATGTAACATAGGAATGAAGTCAGACATTGTGTTACCTTTGTAACGCAGAAGAGGTTTCATCCCATCATACATTGATGCGCCCTTTGTGTTACCATAAAGAGAGGTGGTCTCAAACATAACCAAGTTCATGCCGTATTTCTGGTTTAGTCGTTCTCTCACCTCATGAGAACAACATACTGCAGCAAGTAGTTTACCACCAAGGTAGTTGTAACCGAATGGTTGACATGGAACAATAACAAATCCCATGATTGCAGTCTTATTGAAAGTTGACAGTTCTGGTACGTTACCAAGAAGTTGATTTCTAGGCGCACAGTTGATCACTGGCGAACCAAAACGAATGAATCCCACATACTTTCCAGTATTTTTCTCACGCACTGCCAGTTTAAGGGACTTGCCTGGGATTGAAACCATGTTACTATGACTACTAATCATATTCAAACACGTATCCCAAGTGTAGTTGTCAAGTTCGATAACCTCTAGATCCATATCCTGTGGAGATACAGAGAAGTCATCGAACATGTCAGTATCGAAACCCATGCCAGGCAAAGTTTGTGGCAATGACGCAATCTGCGCCATCTTTTGGTCACGCATGTACTCATCAATTCTATCGAATTGACCGAAGTAATCGTTGAATATGTTAGCGCAGTGTATTGCCTGATCGTGGTTAAGAATATTAGTCAAAGCGTCAAGTTACTCCATGTTTTAAGTTTTTCACGTTTTGCTTCTGCACATGCATCCACATTATTCCAACTAATTAGATCCCATTCGTGTAGTAGGTTCAACATGCACATAAGATCACCAACTTCTGACTCCAACTTTTGGTTGTTGTCATATCCAAATCGGATCATCTTTGCAGCTTCNATTGCAACCTCTGAACACTCTTCCATGAGAATTACCATTAGTTCATCACGTTCTGAAATTTTATCATTGCCCATTATATCAATCTCCTACGTATTTGGCAAGCCTTGGTGGTTCCCAACCTTCTGGTTTTAAGACTTTACCATCTTCTCTTTTGTTGACCTTTCCAGTGTATGGATCAATCTTAGCAAAGTTTGTACGCATTACTTCTTCCCATGCACCTTCACCATCCCAACCAGCTGCACGAATTGCACCAATAGTTACAACAAGAATGTCAACTAGTGCATCAAGTTGTTCTACCTTATCATTGTCTAGAATGGCTTCTTCTAGTTCGTCTGTTTCTTCACGAATTAGATCAAGATACAGTTTGTAGTTTTCTGGTGACGGTTCTTGGTCACATGCAACAGCAAAACGTTCAATATCTGTGAATACATTTGACAAATCAAATTTTGTTTGTTTCCAATTCGTTGTCATCAAACAATCTCCTTCAGTCTATCAAAACGAAATGAACGCCAACCGTTAGATTCGGTATCCCAAACAACTTGAATTTCTTCGTTAGGTTTTCGATTACGATTGATCTCATCATCAGATGCAACTGGCGTAGGTAGAAAACTTTCTTTCAAGGTTGCCTTCATTTCACGAAGAGATCCATCTGCCTTTTCAAACCTGACAGTTACGATGCCTTCCATCAACTGTTCTTTCAATTTTTTTCTATCAATCATTAATACTCTCCTTCAAAGTTGTTATCATATCTTTAATTCTAAGTTTTTCTTTTTTTGCCTTACTGATGTGGCGATCTGGTGCTTTCTCAGCGATCAACGCTTCTACAATGGCATGTTGATGTTTGTGTGCATCTTGAAGATGTTTCAATCGGCGCTCTATCTTATCAGTCATACAAAGAAATCCTCTAAAGACGGTTGTTTTTGACCAGTTACGAATTCTAAAAACTCACTTTCTGAAACGTCCTTAACAAAAAGTGTATCCCAATTAGTGGATCCATTTTTATTCAATCGATACCAGTGTTTAATATTTCGGTCTTCCCGATATTTTTTCATAGAATGATTGTCAGTATTCCATGCATTTTTTACAGACCAGAAGACACCATCGACAACATAGTCAACACCTTCTGGTCTGTCTTTATCCCTACCAACAAAGTAAACATTATCCGACATTTTAGAATTGATATAATCTTCTAACAGTCGTCCAATGTTTTGTTGGAATGAACGAATTCTTTTGTATGTCTCAATCTCGTCTTTGGTAAAAGACTGTTCTACTATACTGTCCATCATACAAAGAAATCCTCTAGTGTGTTGACTTTCTCTGGAACCCAACCAAGTGCATCAAGGATTGGTTCGATAGGCCCAAGGAATACTTTCTCAAACTGTTTATCATAATCAATATACTTTTCCAGTTCGAACTCTTTTGGTAGTACGCCTGGGAATGAAATCATGTTCTCTTTCACAGGGTTTGGTTGTTTCAAGTATACAAACTTGATCTTGTCACCAGACTGAATAGACTCATATCGTTTAGACAAATCTTTCGTATTCAGAAACTGATTGAACAGGATGCACCCACGCACGTGCATAGGACATCCTTTCTTGTAACCACCACGTTCCATGTACTTTTCGATGTTGTCAGTTCCTGAGTTCTTTGCAATATCTTCTGGTGGTAAATTATAGAACTCTTTCTTGAAGTTGGCAATAAATTCTTGCGTGTCTTCTTCAGTTCCTTCCATGATTACCTTGAAAGATTCCTTCAGACGATCACGACAGATTTGGGGTGTAGACGAACGTACAGATTCCAAACCAGTTACAGAAATTTTAGGTTCATCGTAGTGAACACCCTCAGAGTTCAGTGTGTTCATGATGTAACGTTTCTTCGCAATAAACACTGACTTGTCTGTGATCTTCTCACGTTTCATGAACATCGCTTGACGGTATGCACCCATCTTTCTAGCGAGTTCTTCATACCCAGTTTTGAGGACACCTTCAATCTTTGTTGCACAAACTTTATCAAGGAACTTCTCACCCTGTTCACGTGTAATGTCAGTTGTACCAAAGACTTCTTCAATCAAAGGCCCAAAGTTAACATAGATGGAGTCGGTGTCAATGTAGACGATGTAATCAACATCTTCTGTCTTCAACAATTTGTTGAGATAATTGTTTACGGATTTCTGTGCATAACGTACAGACAACTGACCAGAGGTAGTAATCGCCTCTGCAAATTCCATAATGTAATACAGGAAGTAGATGTTCGCAGTCGCACCATACAGAGAGTTCATAGAAATCTTAATGGACATCTGCGAGTTGTGTAACTGAGTTGCTTTCTTCTTCAGTTCTAGTTTACGTGCAGGATGTTTCTCAGTCTCCATCTCTTGTTCAACCGCAAGCATCTCTTTCTTGATCAAGGATCTTCTATTGTAGTAATCATCAATAATATCAGGGATAATACCACGTCTTTGGTTTGTAAAACAAACACCGTTTGCGGCAACAGATACTGTCTCATCATCATTCTCATAATCATCATTCAGTACCATTTCCTGAGAAACGTTCTCCAATCGTTGTGGAATATATGTCTCTGGTGACATATTGTACTGCAACATCAAGTGTGGATATAGTGAGTTCAAGTCAAAGGAAACCACCCAAGGATGCATACCAACCTGTGGATCCTTTACGTAACCACCAACAAGTTCATCACCACGTTGGCCAGGCCCGTGTTTGATCGGGGGAACAATTCCTTGTTTAATCAGTTTTCGGTAGATGGTAGTTTCCCAATATCCCACAGTACCAAACGCATCACGACAGTTAACACCACCGTCATATGCAAGGGTCATCACCAAAGACATTAGTGCAACTTCATCTTCCAACCTTTGAATGAGGTACGTGTCTTTGAGGTTATAGTCCAAGTAAAGTTGGGGATTCTGTTCATACAAACCAGTAAGGTTACCGTAATCAGAGTAATCAAGTTTCTTCTCACCCAAAACAACATGTGCAATGTGATCCAACTTGTACGTCTCTTGTGTACCATACTTGTACGCAAATTTCTTGAAAGTGTCGAGATAATCAACAACGTGAAGTCCAGAGATAGTCCAAGTGTTTTGAGTCTTACCAAACATCTCTGCACTATGTTTGCGAATGGACTTCCAAGGAGACAGTTCTTTCGCAGTATTTTCTCCCATCAAACGAATGATACGAGTCACAAGATATTGGATATCAAAGAACTCTACGTTCCAACCTGTAATGATGTCTGGGAAATCAGTCTTCCAAATCTGAATGAACCGAAGAAGCATTGCCTTCTCAGTATCAAATTTCATAAACTGAATGTCTTCTGGATCGATCCCAGTAATCGTTGCATGTTTGTCATAGTCCTTACGGCCCAATAGATGGTAAGTATTGGACTTGGAAGACTTGTACGCAATCGATGTAATCTCTTTGTCTGCAGTTTCAATGTTAGCATAACCATCAGAGATGTCAACCTCAATATCGAAAGATGCGATATTAATCAACGACATGTCAAACTTGATATTGTCTGGATATTTTTCTTGAATGAATTGCGCTACATAACTCTGAGTACCATGAATACCAAAGTTAGATACATCTTTGTAGTCTTCTATAAACTGTTTGACCTCTGACATAGAGTCAAAGGTTTTTTTGTGTAGGGGTTTGTTGTTCTTGAGAGAACGGAAGTCACCATCAGCTCGTTTGGTTTCTAGATAGAGAGAAGGTTTGAAGTTAACCTTGCGTGAAAACCGTTTACCGTTCTCGTATCCTCGCCAGAGGATCTTGTTACCAAAACGTTCTACGGATGTATAGAAAGATTTCATTGTGTACCATTCGTTTGGGTGATTGTAGACATTTTTAGAAGTATAACAGAAACTTCTTGTTCTGTCAAGAAACCTTTGACAGTATCTTCTTCTTCTGTGATGCCAGGCAGAACAACCTGTTCTTTTCCTTTAAACGCAGCAATCTCATAAAGACCAGATTTATTTCCATAAGACATCTCGTTCTTAATGACACTGAGAGAATGTTCACCAAATTTTACTTCTGCGTGAATGCCCTTTGGTATTTTGGTTTCAGTAAATTTTAAGTCTGAGAATTGCATAACGAAGTATCCCTATTTCAAGTATACATGCATTGTACACCAATATAGATATTTTGTCAAGCACTATTTCGTCTAAATGGGGGGTCTAGTTCTCCTCTGACCCAAGTATTAAATGCAAGACAGAATCTAGGATATTTAGATTGAGAAGGGTCAACTGAGTGATAAGTTGTGGAAGGGAATATTAGAATATCACCGTCTACAGGTAGGTGACCAAAAAACTGAGTGTTCATCATATTTGGTTCAAATTCGAAGTCCAAAGTGTTAGCAAACATATTCTTCTCCCTGTGAAAAAGAATTTGACCAGAGTTTTCATCACACTGCAAGTAAAGAACACCAGAAACAATTGAGTTTGGATGCCAGTGCATTCCAGAACTATCTTCACGGCCGTGTTTCATCACCCAACTATGGTTAATGTATATGTCGTGTCTTTTGTGCATCCCCAGTTCATCATGAACAAACTTATGTACATGTTCTAGTATAGGATCGTGCAAGAAATGGAAATCTTCATTCAAAACAGTTTGACTTGATGATCCATCTCTATCATGTGTATTTACACGTGTGAATTTAGCCTGTTTCAACGCAGGATTTAAAACTTTCTTGTCTAGTTCTATTTCACTCTTATAGAAGGGCGTACCAAAAGCTAGTTTTACATTAGATTGAGATTTCACTGAAATTTTTCACTTTCTTAAATTTGAGATGAGATGTAAATTTCTCTGCAAACTGGTCACCTCTGTGACTGATTACAAAAATATTGTCATCTGTGTTTAAGTTATGAAGTGTTTCGATCAAACTATCAATTCCTACACCATCAAGTGCACCGTCGAGGGTTTCGTCAAGTAAGAGTAAGTTTGTACTAACACTATTACGAAGTTTTGCAACTGAACGCCATGCAAGCATGATAGACAACGTGATGCGAAGTTTCTCACCCTCAGAAAATGACGCATAAGAAAACGTATCACGAAATCGTGACTTAATAACTTCATTGAAGTTTTCGTCCAGTTGAAAGTCAACGAACAGATCAAATGCACCAAGATACTTGTTGATCAACTTATTCATTACAGGAATATATTGTGCAATAATCCGAGCTTTAATACCACCATCTTTTAAGATAGTCGAAAGAACAGTCAGTATCGATTGTTTATCTAAAAGTTCTGCACGTTCAGATTGATGTTGTTTTAACTCTTTCTTGAAAGATTTAAGTTTAGAATTATCAATTTCTTCTACCAACGCTTCTGCATTATCTAGTTCATTCTTGTAAGATACCAACGCATTCTTTGCAATCTTGATTTCAGCACGTCTCTCGCTGATATCCAGATTTTTGTTTTGAATTTGTTTTTCTACTTCTGAGATGTCTTCAATTCTTGACTGGTATCCTTCGATAAGTTTGTCGATTTCAACCATACCGCTTTCAATTTCGTTTTTCTTGTCTTCTTTCTCTTTGATAACCGAGTCTTTAAAGTCATGTTCAATCCCTTGTTTACAAACAGGACAACTGTCGTTGTCGTGATAAAAATTTAAGTCCTTTACAAAGTTACGTAAACTCGTATCTAAATCTCTACGAATGTTTGTAGCTTGTGATAACTTATTCTCCATTCCGTCTTTATCAGTAATTTTTTCATATAGATCACTAATTTCAGACTGCACGCTTTCTATATCTTCTTTACAATTTTCGATCTTATCCAAATGAACTTGCATACGTTCACGGATCTTTTCTACTTCTGTTTCACGAATTTTGCGTATCTTTGCATCATGTTCTTCTGCACTCTCAATACGTTGTGATACCAACTCTGTTTGATAATCATTCTCTGTCAACGATTGTCTATTTTCACCAATACGATCCTTCGTAAGAAGATTCATAGTACTAAAAACTTGAATGTCCAGAAGATCTTCAATGATGTCACGGCGTGTTGGTGCAGGAAGTTCCATGAATGGAACATATGTTGCACTACCCAAGACGACAATTTGATTAAAAGATTTATAGTTTATCCCAAGGATCATATCCTCAAGATAAGTCTGATAATCTCTTATTGCAGATTCTTGGTCAATCAACTTACCTTCTTTGATTATCTCAAATAGGTTTGGTTTTATACCACGTCTAACTGTGTATTCATTACCACCTACTGTAAAGTCTATCTCTACGACGAGTTCTTTTTTGTTGATAGAGTTTACCAACTGACCCTTATTGATCTTTCGAAAAGGTTTACCATATAACCCAAATGTGATTGCATCCAGTAAAGTAGATTTACCACTACCGTTTGAACCACTAATAAGTGTTGTTGGTTTTCTGTCTAGATCAATTTTCGTGAATACGTTACCAGTAGAAAGTATGTTCTTATAACGAACTTGCTTAAAATGTATTCTCATCCAAGATTCATAGCCTCAATATATAATTCATTCACCAAAGTCTTAACTTTCTCTTTGTCAACATTTGTTTCCAACCCATCGATATATTGATGTAGGATTTCTTTAGTATCTTTTGTTTCATCTAAGATCTCTTCTGCACCAACACCTTCAAGGTTCATCGCATCATCAATGGATTTGATATCCACTGCACCACTCTCAGCTAGTTTATTCATGAACATATCATAAATGTAAGCGTTTGTGCGGTTCTTAATGATAACCTTAATATAAGCGTCTTCTAACATAGACGTGTCGAGACTATTGATGTCATCGATGGTCATGTCTTCGTCGTCATAATCAATCTTGTGATATATTCTATACGGATTTTCTACTCTTGTCAAGTCTTTTGTTTCAGTATCGAAAATATGAAAACCACGTTTCCCTGCATAGTCTGACCAAGTCATCTCATATGGCGCACCCAGATATTCAATATTAGAGTACTTTGATGGATGGTGAAAGTGTCCAGAAAAAACGTTTTCAAAAGATTTAAATGTATCCATATCGAGACCGTGGGTACAAACAGTTCCACGCATCATCTCAAACCCCTTGACCTCAAGATGTCCCATCAATACAGAAGCATCAGTGTTTTCAAGTTTCGCAAGAACGGAATCATAGTTACTTTTGGTAATCCANGGAACCATAAGAAACTTAGTTGAACCTAACTCTAGTTCAACTGCGTCATGTTGATAAAGTGTAAAGTTGTTGTATTCCTGCAACAACAGGTTCATGCTGTTTACGTCATTTGTATTTGTGTAGTACGTTGTGTGGTTACCCACCAAAGCATGATATTCGATATTTCGATTTGCAAGTTCATCGAAAAAGAATTCCTTACCTCGTTTGAGGCTCTGATAATTTATATATTTTCTACGATCAAAAGTGTCACCTAGATCAAACACAATTTTAATATCATGTTCATCTAGATATGGAAAAAACACATTGGAAAAAAATCTTTCCTGATGATCAAGAAAGACCTTACTATCTCCACGTACACCAATGTGCATGTCTGTGATAATTGCTATTTTCATTCAAGTTTTCCTAGTTCTCTCATTTCTGCACGTATTTTTGTAGCACTAATGTCATGTATTTTCTCGCCCAAATCGTGTTCAGTAAAAGTATACCCCACACCACGGCCATAACTAATGTCTACGATATTTGGTACACGCATTATAACATACTCGTTACCATATGTAAAGCCGTCTTGTGCAAGTCCCATTACAATATTATCGAACACTCTTTCATAATCAAATGGGTTGTCATCTTGAGTTGCGGTGCGTCCAGCGCCTGCGTCCTCACCGACTATACCACCTACATCACGAATTTGAATACAGACTTGTCCTGTAATAGTGTATATACGTTTAAATAATTCTTGATGTCCTTGATGCCAAGGTTGCCATCTGCCTAACATCTGTACAGTTGGTTTCTTCCAGTCAAAACCGATACTCATTACTACTCCTTATCGACAATAATCTAAGTCGAGATATTTTTCTAAAACTTCGGCGAGTTGTTGATGAGTATCATTGAACCACTTAGACACGTGATAGTCATACTCATCGATATGAGGTTGTTCAAATATTTTATTTGTATCCTCAAATCTTCCCTCTTGAATTGTATCCATCCATACTGCAAAATCTGCATTGAAGAATGAACGGGCTTCAACAGTAGGACAGATGAAGTCTGCAACTGCAACCTTACCTGCCTTAACTACACCATCCGATAGGAACTTCATACGCATCGCTTGACGCATACGCCCCTCTGGTGTGAAGTCCCAGTCATTGTACTCTTCACGTACCCTGTCTGCGTTTAAATGAACACCATTGACGAGTCTCGCCAACGGTTCTGCAAGAGTTGATTTGCCAGATCCTGGCAAACCATATACTAGAATTTTCATCTATTCCTCCTCGTCAAAAACCTTTCCGTTTTCATCGCAAGGTTTTAATGTTACTGAACAATTAATATAGAATTCACAACCGACATCAATGAAATCCAATTGTTCAATGGCTTCATATCCATCTTCGTTCCATCCTTCTTCAATTTCTTCCAACATAATGTCGAGTTCATCTTCATCTAGGTAACCATCGGCATCTTCTGAAACGAGTTGACGTATTGACCAATCTTCCCAACACCCATCCCATGTTTCGAGCATCTCACTATCATAATCACTAACCTCATGGAAAGTACAGGCCTCAGAAGTATCTGGTGTGAACACGTCGATAAGTTCAATTATCTGTTCATCCGATTCTTCACAATCACCAGAGACATAATCATCATAAACTGATTGAATGGTTGGATAATATAGTTCGCCATCTGATTGGTCACCAAATCTTTCATTAGCAAATGACAAGATTTCTTCTTCTGTCTCTGGGACACGAACCAACCAAGATCCCCATCTCCAACCAACATCAAGAGTTGCCCAAAAAGTGTTTCCATCCATTTCTTTTTTAAACACAGTCTCTTCTTGAATCGACTTTTTGTAAGTCGGTTCCATAACAAAATATTTCATTATTTACCCTCGTTCTTTTTCTTAGTAAGTTTATCTTCAAACTCTGTGATAAAGTCATTAATATAATCTGGCGGTTCTGTCATAGGTATTTCATTACCACTACCATCTGTAATAGACATTGTTGTCATCGCTTTTTGAGATGATTTAAATCTAATGTATAATTGTTTCTTTTCTTTTTGTATCCTGCGTAGAAACGCATACCAAATAATCTGTGTAAAATATGCAAACGGATTCTTTGATTTTTCTGGATTGAAGTTATGAATATATTGTAAACAGTTTTCTATTCCATCTGAAATCATATCATCCTTGTAAGAATAACCAGAAAAGTTTGGTTTAGTTGCGAGTCTATTCGCAATCATAAAGATGCACTCACCAATGTAATTTGGCACTCGTGGTAGGTCTTCGCCTGCATCTTCAGCCTCTCTGCATTCATCTCCATATTTGATAAGTGCCTCCAGAAGGTCTTTATTGTTTACGTAGTTTCTTTTCTTTGCCACATGTAGGTTCCCTCTGTTGTGTTGAAATTAGATCTATTATACACCATGTTGATGTATTTGTCAAGCAGATAATTTTTTTCATCTTTTTGTAAAAAAGTTCTTGCCTTCTTCTGCAAACATCGTTATAATCGGGCCATCCGCTTTAAAATAAAGGCTTTAAAGCTAGATATCAACCGTATAAATTTTAAAAGGAAATTCCTGAGAGGAATATATCTCAACTCTTTTCCTGAAATGATTGAGTGTGTAGTTCTGAAAAGAACCACTAGACAAATCATCTGTGATGTCATACAATGTAGCGTGATCTGCGTCATTTCCCTTTCTTAGGGTTCTTCCTATCGACTGGAGAACTTTGATCTCAGATTTAGATCCAGATGCGAAGATCACATTGTCAAGTTTCTTCAAATTGACACCAGTCGAAAAGACACCGTATGATGCAAGGATGTTGTGTTTCTTCTCTGGATCGTTTTCAACCAAATGACGAATCATTTCACGTTCAGTCGCTTTCGTTTCACCATAAATGAAATGCAAGACTCTGTCTTCTTTGCGAAGCAAAGGCTCTAAGATCTTACCATGTTTCTCAACCAAATCAAACAAAATCAAATTGTTCTGTCCTTCAAGTGACCAGACAAGATTTCGAATGAACATATTTCTTTTTTCATGGTTAACTAAGAATTCACGTTCTGCAGGGTACTTCTTTTGTGGTGCGTCGATTTTCTTGAATGCTTTTTTGAAGTCTTTTTTTGTTTGTTGATTGTATGTCAATACAATTGCTTTAACATTAAAGTCTGCAACTGTACCAGCATCAATAAGGTTTTTGGTTGTGACCGCACGTTTGACAGGGCCAAAACAACCTTCTAACACCATTCTATGAGTCTTTGATTCAGATGATTTTAGAGTTCCTGTAAATCCATGTCTAAACTTGCAGTCTACTAGTTTTTCCATAATTGTGGTAAGAGACTTTGCTTGGAATAGGTGTGCCTCGTCTCCGAGCACAACACCAAACTGGTCAAACCACTCTTTAGGCATCTTGACCAGTGACTGCCATGTAGAGATAACAATGGGTGCGTTTGTTTGTTTTTCAACCCCACCTTGGATTGTGTAAATTTCTTCATTACACCCATAGTCAACAAAGTCACCTGCCATCTGATGGACAAGACCAATCGTCGGGACAATAATCAATGTCCTGTGATCAAACGTTTGCCAATAGTGTTGTTGGAGTAGGTAAATGATAAGAGACTTACCAGACGAAGTAGGAGATACACTGAGTGTTCTGTTATTCGCAATGGCATTACA